GGCACGAACGCCCGCATGAGAAGGGTCGAACCCAGAGCACCGGTGCCGCCGACGAGGGCCGGGAGCATGATGCCGAGGGAGACCTTGACCTTGCCGTAGCCGCTGTAGATGCGAAGGGGGTTGCCGTACCCCTTGTACGAGCGGCGCTTCTTGGACTTCTTGCGCTTCTTTGCCATGATGGTTTCCTCCTTCTATGGCGATGGGGGTACGACCCCTAGCTCTTCTTCCTCTTCATGCACCGGGTGCGCCCCTTGCTCCACTTCAGGCAGCGACCCTTGCGCTTGGACTTGCCGAGTCCCCGCGTGCCCTTCGACTTGGCGGCCTTGCGGCCGGCCCTCTGGCGCTTGCAGGACACGATCTTGCCGGTGGACTTGCTGCGGCAGATCTTCCTCTTCTTCTTTGCCATTACTTCCTCCCGCGTCGGCTCTTTTTCCGGCGCTTCTTGGTTGAACACTTCCGCTCGCATTGCGAGACGGCTGCTTTCTTGCTCATGCCCTTGGATCGCGAGGTGAAGCTCACGCACTGGGGCTTGCACTTGCATCCCTTCCCGACCGTCTTCCAGCTCACGCACTTCTTCTTGCCAGTGCCGTTGAGCTTCGGGTAGTTGCGCTTGCCCCCGTAGACTTCCTGCCAGAGACCCTTGCGCTTCTCCCCGTAGCCCGAGAGGGTCATCACGTCGAGATTGGCCCCGAGGCCAGGATCGTGGATCGGCACCTTCCTGGGCTTGCGCTTCCTCATCGCTTCTCGGCCCCCTGTCCCATCAGTGATGCGAAGATCATGAGGGTGGAGAAGAACGCGAGGGTGACGCCGATCACCGAGATGGCCTCACCCCGGGACGACGGCTGCGTGGCCCCGATCTGGGAGGCCGGCAGCGCGAGCTCCTCGGGGATCTGCTCGAGCCTGCGGTAGCTCCTGGGAACGACCACTCTCACGGCAGGACAACCTCGCCTCGGAACGCCGACCAGGGGAGCCGCCTCGAGTTCGCCCGCGGGCCGGCGCCGAGACCCATCAGCATCGACTGACGGACGCGGCCCCGGGGAGCCTCCGTGTAGGAGCACTGGAGCTCTCCACCCATGGTCTGGGCGCAGGAGATGTTCCGGCCGAGGCCTCGCATCGGAACCTTTCTCTGGGGAAGGTGCGTACGAGATCTCTGCGCCGGAGCATCGGCCACCCGAAGGATACTGAACTCGACGTGTCCAGAGAATCCGTATGGGGTAGGGCCTCCGGGTGGCTGTGTCTGATACCAGGCGTACTGGTACTCCTGGTCCGGGCCCCTCACGTAGAAGTAGTGGTCCTCGCCAGGGCCGCGTGGACTTTCGTATGGGTCGACCTCTTCCCGGAACTGCGTCCACCCGCGACTCCGCAGTTCCGACTCGAGCTGTCGCTTTGCGTTCTCGAACGTGGGGGGGTGAGTGTAGCTACCCCTCCGCGTCGGAGTTGTCGGTCTCCTGGATCTCGTTGCACTGCGAGGAGCTGCGGCGCCGAGGCCGCGGAGAGCTCCGCGGCGGGATGGCGTGGCCTGCGTCTGCGGATGACTCTCGGCGTACTCCCTGACGTTGCGATCCAATACATCCCAGAAAACGGTGGAATAGTATCCTCCGTCAGGCTTGTAGAACTCTTTGGCCATGTGGAATCCGTATGGGCCCACTTGGCTGTAGTATTCGATCTGGTTCCCTGCTGAGTCACCATAGAAGTGACCGATCTCCCTGGAGGTGATGCTGTAACCCATGTTGGCCAGCATTTGCTCTGCTTGGTTGAGCTCCTGACGGAACTCTTCTGGTGTTCTCGGATGAGATTGAACGAACCTTCTCCGGGCTGCGCTGCGCCGCATCGCTGCCGGTCGCTCCATGCGAGCGGCGCCGTAGCCGCTGTACTGCGGGAACGAGGGCAACCCACGGCCCTCGAGGATCTGCTGAGAGCTCGCGCTCTGAAGCGTGAACCAGTTCGGGTGCTCGAACTCCTCGGGGAGAATCCAGGGGCCACCCGGCATCGCTGCGCCGCTGATGATGTTCATAGTCTGAGCTCCCTTCCCTTCGCCTGGAAGTTTGGCAGGAATCCGTAGATCCTCATGCGCCTCACGAGGGTCTTGGGCGGCCACCAACCTACACTCGCCTCCTTCACCGTGGTGTCCATCGGGATCCACTCGGTCGGTTCATCCTTGGGGTAGCCGGCGACCGGGAACACATGGACGAACTCGTTGCCGTCCTTGCTCGCGATCACCCCGCCCGTGAGCCAGCCCAGTGCGTTGAGCATCGCATCGACCAAGATCGTGTGGCCGTCGCAGTCCTCCCCGTTCGCCCCCTGCGCCTGCCACCTCAGGATCTTCCCCGCGGTAGGGTAGGTGTCCGTGAATCGCGGGTCGTTGACGAACCTCAATCCGGGTGTCTCGATCACCTTCCCGCTGTCCCCATCGGGCAGAGGTATCGGACCCTTCTTGACGGCCTCGTACAAGGCTTCCAGTTCGCAGTGATCGTCGCGCCCTTGGCACTTCGCTGTGATGTGTCGAGCGGTCCAGAGCACAAGCGGGTCCTTGATGCTCTCGAAGACCATCTGACGGATGAGCTCTACCCGGTCGTCGTCTCCGACGATTGAGTAGCCTGCCACTTGCGTGTCTGTGGATACCGCTCCCGACATACAAGGCATCTATACCACGGGTTTTCGGAATGCCGGTCGGGCCGGGACCGTCTTACCTTAAGGTATACCACCCCCAAATTCGTACTTGACAGGGGTCTTGCGAGATGGGCTTTTCAGGCCTCAAAGAGGGAAGTCAGAGGCTCTTCAGGTAGTCGATGATCTCGTTCTCGGTCTGGAACGGGTACTCGAAGCGGTAGTCACCAGTGAGCTCCTGTCGCCAGATCTTCCAGAGATCCTTCTTGCCCCGCGACACGAGGTAGAAGCCGCCCAGGCCGCCGGTCATCGAGCCGGCACCGTTGAAGCGGCGGACGTGGGGATTCCTGGTCGTGTGACCCGCCGTGGTGTGCCCATCGACCCTGCAGTTGACTGCGCCCACTCGACAGAGCTCGTCGCGGAACTCGTCGCAGAACCCGCCGTCGCCACCGATGGTCTGCAGGTCGTCCTGGCGGTTGCGATCAGCGTCACGTCCCACGTCGCAGGAATAGAAGGTCACGATTGGCGCCGAACTCGTTGCGGCCCAGATCTTTCTGGCGAGCAGCTCGAGGTTCCTCGTCGTGAATCCGAACTGGATCCCCTTGCGGTACCCGTGGCAGAAGAAGTGGACCGAGCAGATCTGTCCGCCGCAGTACTCCTCGATGGCATCGTACACCGTCTTTCGCATCCGCGACTTCGACTGCTTGTTGTCCACGAGCACCAGCATCCCCATGTCCTGGTTGTGGTAGTCCAGGAAGTAGGCGGCCTGGCGCTGGAACTCGTTCGCGTCCCGACGGTTCTTCGTGTTGTGCATCGGCGCGAAGCACAACATGACTGAATCCTTCTTCGTGCTCATGAGAACATCCCTCCTCCCGCATCGTCACCGAACGGTCGATGTCCACCCTCCCATGGTGCGGGCCGCACGGGTGGCTTCTCCTTCTTCAGGAGATAGAACTCGAGGCGGTACTCGTCTCCGACTCCGGCCCTCATCATCTCGTCGCGAGCACCGCTGTCTCCCTCGAAGCGGATCGTGATTCGACCGTCCTCCCGGCTCTTCATGCTCGTGGCCCACTGCGTCGTCTCCACGAGTTTCTCGCCCTCCTCGAGGAGCACCCGGGTGCCGTCCTCGTCCAGCGGCTCGCTGATCTTGCACTCACGACGAACCGGGCCCGCCACGACGCTCGAGAGGGTCACGGTTCCCTCGTAGATTCCGTTGGGATCCGGCTCCGGCTCGGGAGGGGGCGGCGCGTTGCGCCTCTCCCACCATTTTCGCAGGAGCCATCCCGCCAGCACCCCGACCATGGCCTACTCCGAGGCCGGGGGCTGCGGGCTCTCGTCCTTGGGCGGCTCGAGCGGTGAGGGTGGCTCGATGTCGGGATCGGGTTTGTCGCTCTCCGTCTCCTCCTCCTCGATCACCTTCTCCTTCGCCTCGACCTCCTGCACCTCCGGTTCCTCCTCGTCGGGGGACGCCGGCGGGGTTGGAGAATCCACGACCTGGAGCTTCGCGCTCGGCCCGGGGCTCCCGTCTTCGCTGTCGGGACCGTACTCGCGCTCGTTCTCGAGGAAGTAGCCCCCGACCTCAGTCAGGTAGTCACGGGTGGGCTGGATGTGGGGAACGAACGCCTGCAGGAACTTGTCGATGGTGTCGGCCGGGTCGGTGTAGACGTTGCGCCACTCCGGCGGCAGCATGTCGTTGGCACGGAGGAAGTCCACGAAGGAGTAGATGAGGTCCGCGACGATCTCCGGGGGTGCCCCATCCGCGATGGCGCTGGTGAACCTCTGAATCGGAATGATGAGCGAGGGGGGAGCCTGAGGTGCCCCTCCCTCCTCGTATTTCTGGATCGGGACGATGAGAGAGGGGGGAGCCTGAGGTGCCCCTCCCTCCTCGTATTCCTCCTCATCCTCGGGCTCCTGCTCCTGCTGCTGCGCCTGGGCCGGGGGCTGGCCGAGTCCGGCCGCCTGCATCCCCGGTACCGCCGTCGGTGCCTGCGGGCCCTGTGGCGGCATCGCCGGCGCCGCGGGGGCCTGTCCAGGCATCGGTGGGCCCTGCTGCGGCGGGGCTCCGGGTCTCTGCGGGGGGAACCTCGGGGCTCCGGGCTGCGGTGGCTGACGGAGCTGGGCCATCGCGGCCTCCTGCTGCTTGGCCGTGAGGAAATTCTGCCCGAACTCCTGCAGCCCCTGCAGCCCCTGCTGCACCGCTCTCAGCCATGCGGGATCTCCGTCGGCCTGGCCGAGCAGACCCGAGCTCACCGCCTGGTTGATGAGGTTGAGCATCGAGGCGGTCTGCTGGCCCATCACGTCGAGCATCGCCGCGGCCTGCGATGGATCCTTCTGGTCCATCGCCATCTGGTACATCTCCTTGCGGAACTCCAGATCCTTCTCCATCTGCGACTGCATGTGCTTGAGCTGGTCCTTGGCACTCTCGCTGTCTCGCTTCATCAGCGAGGTGAGCATGGTCTGGTTGGCCTCCTGGCTCTTCATGAAGATGTTGAACAGATCCTTCATGCCGCCGCCGTCGTCGGGGCGGTTGCGGTTCTGCGTGAGCTCGTTCTTCAGGAGCTGGATCTGCTGGTCCATGCTCGTCTTGAGCTCGCGGAACTGCCGATCCGACTCCTCGCGCTGACGACGGAGCTCCTCCTGGTGGCGCTGGTCCTGGAGATTGCGGAGCATGTCCTCGTTCTGCTTCCTCAGCGCCGCCATCTCCTGCTCGAGGGCCCTCTCGCGAGCCGAGGGGCCTGTGGACTGCGGGGTGGCCTGTGGGCGCTGGTAGCCCCACGGGTTGTACTGGGGCATTCCGGGAGGGGCGTACCCGGCGAGGGGAGATCCGGGGGGCATCCCCGGTCTCGGTGGGCCCTGCTGCGCCATCGGGGCATGCTGCTGCGGAGGATTCCACGGGGGGTACTGCTGCTGCGCCTGCGCCCCCTGCAGGGACTGGTCGATGCCACTGACGGGAGTCGACCCCTTGCGCTGAGGCTCGACGGGATCTCCCTCCGCCTCGAAGCCCCAGTTGTACCACCTCTGCTGAGGATCCATCGGGTGCGTGATCTCCACCTCGAAGTCACCGCCTCCGTACATCTCCGGGATCCAGTCCACCATGTGGTCGATCTCTTCCGGCTTGAGATGCTTGTAGGTCTTGATGATCTTCATCGTGCCGTCGGGCTTGCGCCGACGGACCAGGCATCGGTAGTGCTCGAGGTTGTGCTCCTGCGCCAGAGCCAGGAGCTTCTGCAGAGGACTGCCACTGATTTTCTCGACCTGCTTCCTTCCCTTCGCTGCCATGTCTCACTCCCTTCCAAAAACCTCGATGAGATACTGCGCCGAGATCGACAGACAGCACCCGAGGGCGACGTGTTGCATCCCCGCCGGCCATTCGACCGGCATCCAGTTCATGAATCCTACGAACATCCCGGCCCAACCACCGATGCACATCGGACAACCGAGCAGGTCCTTGATGATCTGCGGCCACCGAGTCCACTTCCGAATGGAATCGAACAGCAACGAGTAGCCGACCACGTAGACAATCGCGAGGGTTGGGGCCAGCCAGTAGAGCAGGAGCTCGACTGGGGTCACTGCTCGAACTCCTTGCAGTCCATGCCGAGCTCGTGCGTGGCGCATCCCTTCAGACGACAGATGGAGTAAGCCCTGGGATCACCGATGTGCTTGAGCTTGAAATCGGTGCCATCGCCGTGGTTGTTGAAGACACGCTCCCAGAACTGGTCGCGCTTCAACTCCTCCTGTCCCTGCTTTTTGTCCACGAAGTGACGGCACTTGCAGCACACGTCCTCCTCGAGCATCGCCCCCTTGTGCTCGAGGAGCTTGTCGAAGGGGCTTGGTCCTTCACGTCCCTGGATCTTTTTCCAGGTCTGATCTGGGTGCTGGAACGACGAGACGGTGGGGGCGGTCACCTGCTTGCGCTTCTCGACGGCCCTGCGCTGCTCGGGCGTGAGCTCGCGGGTGTCGCCCTGCTTTCGCTTCTCAGGATTTTCGAGTGCTTCGATCTGCTCTGGCGTCAGCCCGAGCTTGTCGTGCTGGTTGGAACTCACCGCACACTCCCCTGCCCCGCACGTTCAAAGTGGTATCAGAGGGCTGCAGGGGATGTCAAGGAACCGATGAATCGACCGGATCCTCTACCGGATCCTCAACCGGAGCATTTTCCGAAACATCGTCCGGTGCCTCTCCGGTGCCTATGGTCCGGTCAGATCAGGGTTTCAGGCGGAATCCGCCCTTCTTCCAGGGGGGCTGAATGCGCTCGCGAACCATCCACCAGTCACCGATGCAGATGGCAGCAGCAGCGTCAGCGGGGATCTCCTTTGCCGAAACCTTCGCCATTGAGGCCGCTCGGTCTCGGTACTTCGCGATCTGCTGCTCTCGACGGCCCGTGCCAACCGTAGCAGCCTGCCAGGTCCTCGGATTGACCTCCTCGACGCCGAGACCGACGAGCAGGGCAGTCTGCTCCCACCGTCCACGCGACACGCCGAGGGAGTATCCTGTGCGCCATCCGATGCGGACCTTGTCGTCCTCCTCCAGATCTTTCGCGTGAGGTGGGGTGAAGGGGAACGGACCCTCGATGATCATGGTGCGGGCCCCGAGCCGGACGGCCTGGGAGCCCACCATTCTCATCTCATCGGGTGCGTTGACATTGCCGAGCCTCACGACCCCCCAGTCGGCCACCTTCATGCCCGTGAGGATCGCCCATCCGCTCGAGGCACCGGGGTCCACGGCTAGGATGGTTGCTGATCCCAATCGAACCCCTCCTGCTCGAATGAGGCCGCGAGCTCGTCTTGCTCCGCGGTGTTGCTGAACCTGGTGATGTGCTCCTCCCATCGAAGCAGCACGGTGCCGAGGGGACCGTTGCGCTGCTTGCGGAAGATGAGCTCGGCCAGCTCGCGATCAGCCTTCTCGTCGTAGTAGGCCTCGCGGTGAATGAAGGCCACGACGTCGGCATCCTGCTCGATGGCTCCCGACTCTCGCAGATCCGAAAGCTGAGGCCGCTTGTCCTGTCTCGACTCGTTGCCACGGTTGAGCTGGCTGATGAGGAGCACGGGGATCTGCAGCTCCTTCGCGAGCCCCTTCAGGGCAGCGGTGATCTCCCCGAGCTCGCGGTCCCGGTTGTACTTATCTCCCTTGCGCGGAAGAGCCTTCACGATCTGCAGGTAGTCCACGACGACCATCGACAGCGGCTGTCGTCGGTTGAGTCGGCGTGACCTAACCACAATGTCACGCACGTTCATCCCATCCGTGTCATCGATGACAATCGGGAGAGCATCGAGGGCGCCCCCAGCGGCCACGATGCTCTCGGTTGCCTTCGTGGAGAGGCTCTTTGGATTCATCAGCCTCCATCCCGGTACGCCAGCCTCAACCGCGAGCATCCGTCGAATCAGCTTGTCCGTGCTCATCTCCAAGGAGAAGACTGCGATCCTCCGTGGCTGATCGTCTTCCTCTCCGTGCTCCTTGACGAACTCGACCTCGCTCTTCGCCGCGTTGACGGCCATGTTCATCGCCACGGCTGTCTTGCCCATCGACGGACGGCCTGCGACGATGATCAGATCCGATGGCTGCAATCCCTGCGTGAACTGATCGACTCCGAAGAATCCAGTGGAGACCCCCGTGAGCGTCCTGGGGCTCTTGAGCTCCTCGTTCATCTTCTTGAGTGTCTGCGAGACTCCCTCGCGTATGGAGGCGATCCTTTGCTGCTCTCGACGGTCCACGACCTCGTCAAGTCGCCCCTGCACATCCGAAGCGTAATTGGGCGCGTCATCGAGGTCCCAGTTGTAGACCTGCTGGAGCGTGTCCATGCAGACTCCGGCGACAGCACGGTACGTGGACGAGTTAGCGATGATGCGAGCGTGCTGCCGGATGTTCGCCGTGGTCACCACCTTGTCGGGGAGCGAGATGATGTACTGCAGCCCGCCCACCTGTTCGAGCATCCCCTTGGATCTGAGCTTCTCACCAAGGGTGACCGGGTCGATGGGCTTGCGCTTCTCGTGCAGATCGCACATCGCGTCGAAGATCGTACCGTTGGCCTCGTGGAAGAAGTCGCTGACCCTCACCACATCCACGATCTCGTCCATCACGTTTTGCCTAAGAAGGACAGCGCCAAGCACTGACTGCTCGGCCTCGGTTGAGTGCGGAGGAGTCTTGCCCTGGTATGTACCGATGGGGGCGCTCATTTCCCAAGAACCTTGCTGGCAAGAGATGGCATCGCGTTGCTCACGAAGTAGGCCAGGGAGAACTCGGCCTTGTTGACCACGAACTCATCATCGCTCTCGAAGTACTTTTTCAGGACGGCCCTCGCGAACATGAGAGTCTTCTGGTGTCGATCATCCTCGTCCGCAGAGGACACCTGCTCCTGATCCATGATCTGGCCGATGTAGTCGTAGAGTTTCTCAAGTTGGGTCTGTGTGGAGGAGCTTGTGGCAGGCGGGACACCTTTCGACTCATTGTAAAACTCGATGTAGATGGGCCACAGGTCCCAGACCAAGGGGGCGCTACGATCACTACTCTCGATACTGCTGTCTCTATGCTCATTCGATTCTGACAATGCTGTCGAATCAGATCTCTCCATACGAGAAGAGCGTCCCCTCTCATCCATTCTTCTGTCTTGTCCTGTCATGTCCTGTAGCGTAACGTTACGGCCGTTACGCGTAACGGGGGGTGCTGGATCGAGTTTTCGGGCACTTACGTTAGATTTCTTCTCCTTCTTCTTTCGCTCTCGGTATCTTCTCATCCTCTCGGCGGCCGTCGGATCCTTCTGGTAGTCGTCCCAATCGTGTAGCTGAAATGCGTTACGGTCGTTACGCGTAACGGTTTCCACCAGCCCCTCGCTGATGCAGGCCGCCATCCCGTCCTGGATGTCCTCGAGCTGATCTGGGGTCGCCAGGGTCCATCTCAGCAGCATCTGGGGGGTCCAGTGGCGGTCGGAGAGCTCACCGTCGAGATCGTGAGCCTTGCTCATCCTCCAGGCGGCCTGGATGACCGTCATTCCCCAGAATCCGGCAGCCACGACCTTCGGGTTGTCGTGGACGAGAACGTCGACTCGGATCCACCGCCCCATCACCCACCTCCTCGGCCACCCGGTGGGACCCCGCGGCCACGGGGTATCTGGGAAACCCCCACGGGGCCCCACCGGATGGTCGAAAATGTAGATGATCTCATGAGTGCTCCCAGATCGTTCGTGGCAGAACCAGACTCTCACGGCCCTCGGCCGCTGTCAACCGACTACTGCGGATCGACGGCGAGCTCCTTCTGCGGATCGGCCTGGTCGCTCGGCGCGAGGTCCTTGATAATCGGGGTGAGCTGCTCGACCCAGTCCCACTTCCCGGCACCGACGCAGTAGTTCATGAGCTGGCGCCCGTGCTCGAATGCGATCTGCTCCTTGCTGCGGAAGGTCTTGCTCTTCTTTCCGTTGTCCTTTGCCATGTCGTCCTCCATGTTGTGACCGAGGGCCCTCGAGGGAGGCAGTTCCCGCAGGGCCCTCGGTCGTGGTTACTCTGTCGCGTTCTGAAATTCGTACTTGGTGTAGGAGTACCCCTCTCGAGGCTTCACGTTCACGGTGCGAGGTACACAGCGGTACTTGCCGCTGATGATCATCTCCTCGCGCCCCTTCGTTCTCTCCTTGATCTCGTCCTCGAGGGCCCGGATCTCGGCCTTCACATCGCGAATGCTATCCTCGCGCTTGCGCTTCTCATCCACGTACCACTCGAGCTCCGCGTCCATGATCGCCTGCTTGCCCTCATGGCCAGGCAGGCAGATGTGGTTGAACCCACACGCCGAGCAGATCGAGTAGTCGTTGATAGGATCCGGTTCGGTCTTCTGCTCGATGTGATCATTGATGACCCGGGCCTTGTCGAGCAGCCCCTCGATGATGTGCTCGTGGGGGGAGAGGTAGATCACGGGATCGTGATGTCGGCCCGCCAATTTCTCCTTGAAGAGCCACGCGCCCCGAGGCTTGCCGGTGAACTTCATGTAGAGCAGGAGCTGCGGCGGGTAGGTCTGGTGGTGCGGAGGGCCGGCGAGCATGGTCTCCACAAGGTCCTCGGCGGAGTAGAGGGTGTTGAACGCCCACGGGCTCATGCTCTTGATCTCAAGGGGAATGTGGTAGCCCATCCCGTCGTCCACCATGCCGTCGATGTGGCCGGTGATCTGGTAGTCGTACCAGTCGTCGGTGCCGCACTCGGGGCACGCGGCCGTGGTCTGGAACATGTCGCGGAAGTGACCGCACCCCTGACACCGTGGCGGCACCCGGAACGCACGCTGCTGCTCGAGCACCTCGACGCCGATGGCCATGAGGCGCTGCAGGACGATCTTCTCCTGCGCCACTCCCTCATCGAAGACCCGCTGCAGTCCGAGGTCGTGGGCCCGCATCTCGTTCCACCTGGTCCGTCTCAGGACGTGGTAGCGGATGCAGGGCCGGCCGAGCGAGGAGGCCCGGTTCGACTTCGCCGGCCAGATCTTGATCCGGCCCTTCGCTTCCTCATCCAGCCTCTTGGCGATCCCCAGTGTCTCCATGGATCACCCGAGCGGATTCTGGACTGGGGGCTCCTCGGAGCTCGGCTCACCGTCAGCGCCACCATCGCCCTGGCCCTCCTCGGGGGGTGCCTCGAAGTCGGCCATGACGTAGGGGATGGCGCCCTTCTCGTTCCACATCCGCCACTCCTTCTCGAGATCGTTCTTCACGCGCTGCAGCCAGCCGCTCTTGATCTTCTTGAGGTGCTCGGGACCCTTCACCCAGACGTCGCCGTCGTCGCCCTTGAACTTGGTGACCGTCTCGAGCAGTTTGGTCGCGACATCCACGTCGCCGCCGCACATGGTGATGCAGGCATTCCAGCACTTCACCGCGAGCTCGCGCTCACCCTTCTCCTGGATGCTGCCGCCCTTGTTGCCCTTCACGTACCCGACGGTGTTGCCGAGGACACGGCTCTTCATCGAATCGGGCAGGTGGGAGACTCGAAGCCCACGCAGCGCGAGCACGGCCGAGATGCCACGGCGCACGCACGCCGTCTCGCTCTTGTAGCGGATGTTCTGGATGTCGACATCGTCGCTGTCGAGCTGGCCCTGATGGGAGAAGAAGCTGTCGCGGGTGTCCGCGGAGCCGGTCGCCTCGATGTAGCGGCCGCAGTACATGAAGTGGGCCGTGGTCACGATCTCGTAGAAGGCTCCGTTGGAGTCCTGGTGCTCGATCCTCTCCTGCTTGAAGCCGCCCCACTGAACGCCGAGGCCGAGTCCGATCCTGATGGCGCCGTCGGCGCAGAGGTAGACCCTGGGATCCGGGTCTCCATCCTGTCCGTGGATCATCCAGTCGTCGGGCTCCGTCATGTCGAGCACATGGGTGCGTACCATCTTGTACGCCTCCACGAGCTGCTTCATGTTCTTGGCCGAGCGGATGATCCTCATGTGAAGATCGTCGGGGTCAGGACGGTCGGGCATTGCAGCCACGAGCTCGACCTTCGGATCCTGCTGGCTCTCACTTGGTGCGTTCATGACTTTCTCCTCTCAGGTGTTCGATCACTTCCGTGATGTTGAACCTATATCGTGGCACGGGGCTGTGACGGAGCCTGATGAAGGGGATCCTCCCCTCGCTGACGTAGGTGTAGATGGTGCGGGTCGAGAGACCCAGGCGATCGGCAAGTGTCCTCGCATCCACGAACTGTTCGGCTCCCATGGTCACGATCTGTAGCACACCCCTGTGACATCCGTCCAGAAAAATGACGAAGCAACGGCCACAACGGCCATTTCAGGCTGTGATTCAGCGACCTTGCTTGACACCAGGATCCTCTCGTGGGACAACCCAGGTGACCCACCTGTACCGCCCCTTCGGGGGTCGGCCCGCGTGTTCGGCTCCCACCGACATGCAACTACAGCATGGTCAGCCTCCCCTTGCTCCAGTTGGGGGAGGTGTGTCGTCAACTTGCCATTCAAGTGCAGCGGGTGATAGGGTGCTCCACGGGGCACTGGGAGGCGTGGGTGAAGACGTATCCGCTGACCGTCAAGGTACACGAAGAGCTCCTGGCCGATCTCGAGGCCTTCGCAGTTCAAGAATTCCCACAGGATTGCCCGAAGTGTCAGGGTGACACCGTTCTCAGCGACGGCTCCACCTGCCCGAAGTGCGAGGGCCAGGCCGTCGTGGGAAACCGCTCAGAGGCCGCCCGGTTCCTCCTCCACTTCGGCCTCGGTGAGAAGGTCAGCCCCGAGATGAGGGCCATGCTCGCCGCCTACGCCGAGATCCGCTCGAAGTTGATCTCGGTCATCAGCAACACAGCTCACCGAATGGAGAAAGGCTTCCACGCCGATGTGATGGAGGCGATCAAGGGCATCCGTCCGCACGTCCGTTGACAGATCCTGCGACCCTCGGTATACCTAGTCTTGACGGTAGGGTAGGTGGTGAAGGTGGTTGGCCGTCGCGCCCTGGGGAGCCTGACGCCCCGCGTTCTCCAGGGCCCCATGCCCCGGAGGAGAAGGTCCCCCCCAACCTCGCTCCCCGGGGCAGTTCTATGTCAGGCCCGCGACCGCGGCTATGTCATGGGGGTCAGGAGTTGCAGGAACGCTTGATCTTGTTGAGCTGGCCTCGACGGTACTGGCGCACGAGGTGACGGACCAGGGCCGAGGCGGATCGGAAGGGTGAGAGCTCGACGGCCTCCGCGAGCTCCATCTGATCCTCGGTCGGGTAGTAGAGGTGGATGCGGCTCGCACCGCGCTTCTGGTTGCCGTAGGGCACGCGATCTTCAGTCATCGTCGCCCTCCTGCCCGAAGCCGCCCTGGCAGGCGCCGAACTCGTCCTCGTCCTCCTCAGCGTCCTCCTGGGGCCCGACGTGGGCGGCCACGACCCAGACCCCATCTCGCTGCTCGAGGAACCACTCGGCCCCACAGCGGGCGCAGAACCGGTACTGGGTGGGAACCCCGTCCGATCGAGTCCTCACGGCGTGCTCCACGACGTTGTGACGGTCGGTCGCCACGCACGGGGTGTCAGTTTCGAGGTTCATGGCTTCTCCTCAACCCATGCCATTGCAACACCAGCGCCAGCCAACCCGTAGATAATGCAAACGGTGAACACGGGGAGCATGATCCATTCCAGTTCCTGTGGAAGCAGAAGTTTCGCGATGGCGATTGGCCACGAACACATGAGAATGTAATATGCAACCGACAGGACGATTGCCACTGCCCCACGATCCGCCTTCTTGATCCTCATGACTTCACCTTCTTGATCTTCCTCTTCGTGCAGGTGCCCTTGGCGTCGACACCGAGCTTGCCGACGAAGGTGCAGCACGGCCCGACGTCGAGCTGCTTCTCGTCCACGTAGTAGCACGAGTGACATCCACGCTCGAGGTGGATCTCGTACCATTCCTTCTCTCTTCCGTAGCCCATGGCTCCCTCCTTCAGCAGGTGAACAGGTAGTGCTTGTGCGTGTCCGGGTACTTGTCGCACGGACACGGGTTCGGTTCGCCGGTCTTGAACTTCTCCTCCACGATCCTCCATGGAGTGACCCCCGTCGGATTCGCGATGTTGACGCGCAGGACAACATCCTCCTCTGGGAGGCTCGAGCAGACCGAGCAGTGGACGAGCCCATTCGCGTACACAATGAAGTCCTTCATGATCCCTCCTCTTCTGTGTCCTCATCCAGGCAGCACTCACGCTCGAAGTCTCGCGCCTCCTTGTCACAGTCTGGGTATTCGATGAACGGTTCCTTCGGGTCTTCGAGCACCTTGATCATCAGCCACTTGGCCAGCGTTCGAATGAGGGGATCCTGCGCGAGGTAGTAGTAGGTGCTCTGCTTCTCCGCCACGTCGGTCTTTCGCTTGAACTGGACCCCGTTGAGATCCGCGAAGTCGATCAGCAGACCCATGTAACCGTACCCGGGCCTCCACTTCAGTTCTTCGATCTGGTGTCTGTACATCTTCATGACTGATCCTGCTCCTGCTCCTCGTCCCAGTCTTCGCATGTCCCATCGCAGTCAAGGTCACCGCAAATGTCGCAGTGGGTGCATCCATCGAGGGGGGTTCTTCCACAGATGGGGCAGCGTCCCTGCGCCTCTGCATCAAACTTGGCATCCTCGTTCGTGTAGATCATGATCTCTCCTTCTCCTCCTTGATCTCCTTCACGAGACCCGTGAACGTCGTCTGGTGCATTTCAGCCCTGGTCATGAGCCATGCCATGACGGCGTACCTTCGGTGGTCCGGCTCCATGTCGCTGCATCTCCAGACGGCATCTCGGATCACGGCATCAAGCCACCGCCTCTGTGCCGGCGTTCCAATGATGTACTTGTCGGATGGTTTCTTCATGTTCGGCTCCCTGCCCATATCAACGCATATGCACACCTTTTTATTCAACCAACGACCTTGTATAGGCTGAGAAGTGTCTGAAATCACGGCGGAAATAATTGGTAGTTTTTCGAGGGATCGGTGTCGGCATCGTCACACCTCGGCGGTCCTGTCTGGACATAGAGCGGCCCCTGCGGGTATACCTTCTGATCAGGAGGTGACCGATATGCCAGGAGTACGAGTAGTCGAAGAGCCCACCGATGATCTGTGGTTCCCGCCCGACCAGTGCGTGATCCCGGAGATGGCCGCTGAGGCGATGGAGGAGGCCGGGTACACGGGCCTGGGGGACTTCTACGATCCCTACCCATGGATGCCTGTGGATCCGGGGTACGGAGCCAAGGTGAAGCTCCTGGACATCGAGGGCCGGGAGATCGAGAACGAGGCGGAGCCGGCGGGGTCCCCATTCGACCCCACGACGAGCATCCGTGACGTCCGGGTCGGGGCCGACTACCGGCTCGATCCGGCCATCCAGCAGATCGTGGACGAGCAGTGGGCCGAGGAGATGTCCTGGCGCGAGAAGCTCCCGGCCATCATCCGCCACGCCCCCAAGGAGGTCATCTCGGACATCCAGAACAAGGTGATGTACCTCTCGGTCAACTTCAAGACCGGGTTCTCCTTCAACATCAGGATCCAGAAGTACCTCGGCGCCCTCGCGACCACGTTCAAGGGCAAGCAGAAGAAGAAGGACCCGTCGAGGTCGCCCATGGCCGCGGTTGCACGTCTGCACCCCGAGATCGGCGGAACCTGCCGACCCACGGCGTGGTGCATGAAGCACTGCTACGCCAAGGTCGGCCGCTTCGTCGGATGGGACGAGCAGCACTGGTACAACCTGAGCCGCCAGCAGGCCAGGTACCTGCAGAACCTGATCGTATCGGAGATGTACGCGACCGCATCGTCGGCCGAGATCAGCGAGCAGGCAGATCTGTTCTACGAGCAGGTGAGGGAGAAGTTCTTCACGCAGAAGGGGGAGAGGTCGAAGCGTCTGCCCCTCGACGCCCCGCTCAACATCCGCTGGAACGGCGGCGGCGACTTCAACAAGGGCACCATCCGACTCGTGAACAGGATGACAGAGCGACACCCCGATCTCATCGTCTGGGGGTTCTCGAGGAAGAAGGACACGGCCGAGAAGCTCGTGCCCCGTCCCAACCTGCGGCTGCAGTTCTCCCTGGATCCCTCCACGCCCACGAGCAGGGATCGTGGTGGGCCCAACAGCGTCGAGCAGCTCGCGAAGGCGGCCTCGAAGATGAACGGCCACCTCAGCTACGCCACCGCCGAGCCCCAGGACAAGATCCTCGCCGCGTTCCGCAACGCCATCAGCGACGAGTTTGGGGACCGGGTCCGAGTCACCACCGTGTTCGGGTACCACTGCGGATCTCTGCACACCGAGATCGGGGACCCGACCGAGTGCTCCGCGACCAACCCCCGCGTCTACGCCACATGCCAGAAGTGCCGCTGGTGCATGATGACCGACGAGGAGAGGGCGGCCACGCCACGGCCCGATGGCCAGCTCGGAGTCTGGACCCCGAACCAGGCGTTCTTCGCCCATGGCTACGAGCCGGACTACGTCAAGATCGAGAAGGAGAATGCGGTGCGCGAGGAGAGAGGTCACCCCACCGTGGTGCCCGTCACGATGGAGGAGGCGTTCAGCGTGTGAGCTGACGTTGCGCCTTGATGCGCTCCTCTTCCGTCATGGCAGTCCAGTAGTCCTGGAGCTCGTCCAGCAATCGATCGTACTCGTCGCTGAAGTGATACCCCACATCCTGCTGGAGATTCCGGTCCACCCGATTCCTGATCGAGACGTAGGTCTCGAGGCGCTGATCTGGATCCATCTTCTCGAGGACGGAGACCCTCTGCTTGCTGGTGAGCGGCATCATTGAACGGACCTGAATCCAAGACTCCTTCCGAAGTCTCGAATACTCTCAACCAGATCCCTCGCATCCAGAACATCGCATAGGTGGATCACGTCTTCGATCTCGGCACCCCCGACCTCTTCGCGGATCCTCTCCCAAACCCGTGAGGCGTTCTTCTCCTTGAGCATGAACGGCTCACGCTTCTGAGACTTCGGCACGACGACCCAGTAGTGGTCTCGGTCTTTCATGGCGCCGACCCGATCTTCACTGATACCTGGATGAGACCATCGGCGCAGGTGAGGGGGTCGACCTCGAAGCGCAGCCTGTCGCCGCTGACGAAGCCTCCCTTGATGAGGCTCTTCTTGACGAACTCGACCGCGTCCTTGTCGAACTGACGCATGGCATCGTGGTCGGGGAGAGCCCCGGGGCCGACGCGCTTTCGGACGTGGACTGTGATGTCGCACAGATAGGCTTCCATGGTTCTTCTCCTCATTGCATGTTGGTGGCGTAGTAGCCGGTGATCCCCGCGGCCCGGTAGATGGAGTCCACGGCGCTGACGACGTGCTGCAGGTCACTGAATCGGAACGTGCCCCTCATGATGACTCGGTCGTCCTCGAGCATCCAGATCCTGTAGGGGGCCCGGGTAAACCCGGTGTAGACGATCGCGATGGTGCGGCGGTCGCGGTTCTTCTTCATCGCGTCCACCCAGTTCTGGTGACAGGATGCCCAGCCCTTCGACGCCATCAGAGCAATCTCGGATCGATGACATCCACGCCGACCGTGTGCGGGGTCGGCATCACATCGGCCAGTTCCGGCCATCTCCAGCACTGGCAGTGGTGCTTGGCGTTGTCGGGGAAGGGGTAGGCCCCCAGGGGTCTTGCGGGCATCGTGGGCTCTCCGTAGGCGCTCTCGAGGCCATGGACGAAGAGATCCTCGAATAGATTCTCCTGTCCCTCTGAGCGGGCCAGGCGGAACGCCCCCTTGCCCTGGTTCTTTCCGAGCAGCGGGATGGCCATGAAGTTGTAGAAGAAGGACGGGTCGCTCTTATCCTTCCACACCAGCCACTTCATGATCCGGTCGTGCGGGTGCTTGTAGACGAGGATGTCCTCGCCCTTCTTCAGGCGCAGGGCCCCGGATCCCTTGATGAGGTTGTAGACCTTGTTGCTGCCGATGGCCCCACCGGCCCCTGCGATCTTCCACTGGTCGGAGAGTGGTGCGAGCTCGAGCTCCGGGTATTTCTCTCGCATCCTGATGAGCCGGCTCGCGTCCATGGACTGCGCCGCCCAGAGGTTGGCCTCTGGGTCGCAGGCATTGATGTTCCACTTCTTGGCCTTGGAGCGGTCGACGCTGGCGATCCCGCACTCCTCGGTGGACGAACTGGTCTTGCTGTCCCAGGTGAGCTCGCTCTCGGTTCGGATCGTCCCGCTCTTGAAGAGGCCGTGCTTGCCCGAGGGGTAGAGATTGAACCAGTCCTTCAGCGCCATGTAGATGTCGTAGGATCGGTTGCGGTGGCTAGTGTAACACTTCTTCTTCGGGCTGTTGCACCACTTCTTGCCGGCGTGGATTCCGTTGGTCACGGTGGGGCACCAACCGTCGATGTTCTCGCACCACTGCTCGTGGTGTGTGGGTACCTCATCCTCTCCGTGGGCATCGCCGGGGCAGTCTGGGAAGTGGGCGACGATGATGGTGATCACGAACAGCAAGAGGATGACCGTTCCAGCCTTGGGAAACCATGGGTTGTCCATCAGTTCCCGCTCCTTTCACCCCCCATGGGTTTCTCGATCGGCTTCTTCATGTTCTCCTGCATCTGGCGGTACTCGTTGGGGGCGCAGGATGCGAGGTGACCCTCGAGGGCCTGGGCGAGCTGACGGAAGCCGGCCGCCACGAGAGGGAACGTCTCGTTGGGCATCAGCGACCCCGAGGCGAGGCTCTTCTGCAGGACCTCGAGCTGCTCTTGCGTGAGCTCCATGGTCATGGGGTCGAGGTTCTCGCCGGGGAACACGACCTTCATGTGCTCACCGATAAGCTCTCCGAGGATCTTGAACCCGAGCAGGACCGACCAGACGGTGTAGCGGGGGCTCCACTGGCCCTGCGCGTAGGCGGTCCTGTAGTCCTGCCCGTAGAGCAGGGTGTGGCTGTCGTCGTTGCAGACGACCAGGACGACGTCTCCGGGGCCCAGGATGGGCTCCAGGGCCTCCTTGTACTGCTGCTTGCGTACTGGCTCCATGGATCACCTCTTCGGCCTGCGACGGCGTGTGGGGGCCCTGAGGCCGGAGGCTCCGCGACGGCGCTGCTCGGGGGGGACGGGGGGCGAGCCAGGCTTCTGCGTGGCGGCCTTCTTGTCGTCCTTGCCCAAAAACTTGCCCATCCCGCGCTTGCGGATCTTCTTCTTCTTCTCCTCGTGCTCGGGCACCTTGTCCTCGAACCCGATGCGCGGGATCTCGGGATCGCGGGGATCCTGCGCGGAGTGCTTGATGGTGGCGCTGACGGTGATGTCGCCGCCGACCTCGGTGGAGGTGAGCTCGAGCGAGGCGGCCTCGCCGTCGAATGCCTCGAAGGACTTCCCGATCTTCTCGACCACGAACACCGTCCGTGCCTCGACCATCGGGCCCCTCGGGCCGCTCACCAGTTCGTTGCGGTAGAGCACGAGGGCCTTGCCCCTCTTGCGCTCCTCTACCCTTGCCCACAGTGTCTCGGTCATGGCTATTCCTCCTCCTTGATGGTGAGACCGAAGTGATCCAGCAGGGCCTTCATCCCCTTCGTGACATCTTCGAATGCGTTCGGGAAATCGATGGGATTGATGAGGCCGATGGCCTCGGGCTCGAGCTCCTTGGGGATCTCCACGCTGAGGGTGTGGGCGAGACGGAACTCGTTCATGTCGCCCCCCGTCCAGGTGTGGCAGGAATCCGGGGGCGACCCGCCGGCGATGTGCAGCAGGTAAGCGAACTCCTCGGTGGGCCACTTGTCGTTGATCGTGTCCGGGTCCTTGAGCAGCTCCTTGATCTCGGCGCGGGCGGCCGCCTCGAGCTCGGACTCGAACTTCTCGAACACGGCCTTCTCGGCGGCGTCCTCCTCGTACTGCTGGTTCATGACCTCCTGGCCGTGGTCGCTGAGGGCCTTGCGCTCCTCGCGAGTGAGCCAGGCCATCTCCATGTCGGGACCGATGACGAACCGCAGCCGCTGTTTCTTTCCGATCATCGGCGGCCTGAAGAGTCTGTTCTGCTTCCTTTTCATGACTACTCCTCTCTCTCCTCTTGCAGGGCTCTCATCGAGTCCATGAGGTTGTCGGGGTTGGTGTACTTGCTTAGATAGATCTGGGTCGTGGCGATGTCGGAGTGCCCGAGCCACTCCTTGACCGCCCAGATGTCCTTGGTCCTGGTGTAGAGCTGGATGGCCGCAGTGATCCGCAGCAGGTGGGGGTGGACACGCCCCGGCTCGAACCCGGCCCTCTCCGCAGCCTTCTTGAGCTTGCGGTAGACGACCATGTAGGCGGCGTTGTCGCTCTGACCGTCGGAGATGATGTCCCGGAGCCTCTCCCATTCCCAGTACTCCACGAGCTCGCGCAGGGCCGTCCTCATGCCCCCGCCGACGGGGAAGGGCCTGTAGTCCCCTCCCTTCTGCTCCAGTTGCAGGATGCCGTTCTCGAGGCCCTGCTCGGCGTAGCTTCTCTCGATGTTCAGCACATCCGAGCTCCGCAGTCCAGTGTGGACGATGAGCACGAGGGCCTGTGAGATGGGCTCCTCCTCGATCTTCACCGACCGGAGCAGTTCGTTCCACTCCTGGGTGTCCAGGGGCCTGCGGGCCGGCTTGCGCTTCGTTCGGGGTCTCTGAACAGCCCGGATGTCCTCGAGCATGGCCTCGTTCTTGGAGAACCTCGCGTACTGGTTGAGGGCGCTGCGGAGCTGCGTGTGGCGTCCCCGGCTCTTGGCCCCGGACAGGGCCTTGACCGGGTTGCCCCGCTTGTAGGCGAACTTCACCGAGGCCACGTAGGCCTTGATGGTCAGAGCTCTGAGTTGACGACGGCGCAGCCAGGTCTCGAAGCCCTGCAGGTCAGGGCTACTCGCCATCCACGTCCGCGTCAGGCTCGTCCAGGTTCGTGTCCAGGCCCCCGGAAGGGTCGGGGGCACCCTGGACCACCCCCGAGGCCTTCTCGGCCTCCTGGGGCCCAGGATTGGGCTTCACGGCCCCGATCTCCGCCAGGTGGCTGAACAGGGCCTGGATCAGGAACGCAGACTTTTTCTGCTCCATCCTGGTGCTGAGGATCGCGGGCAGGGCCCGGACCTCCCCGGTGGTCGGGTGCCTCCCAGGCTCCACCGAGACCACCAGGAACGGCATCTGCTGTCCACGTCCCAGTCGCCGGGTGATGCGCTTGAGCATCCCGATGGCCCTCTGGTTGGTGGCCCTCTCCTGAGGGTCCATCGCAGGGGCCCTACTTCTCGTCCTTTTCCGCCGCTTCCCCATCCTGCACCTCCTCGAGCGGGATCCGCTTCACGATGATGTTGAGCTCCAGGTCCCCGAACTGCCTGATGAGCTGTCCGGCCATGCCACGGAGCATGGTGGTCTGGTATGCCTGATCGGGCTCGAGGCGCTCCTCGATGGCCCTGATGACACGGTCCACCACCTGCGAGAGCTTCATTCTTCCTCCTCCGGGAGCCCGAGCAGATCCGCCACGACCTCCTGCACCTTCTGCTCCTCGAGGGGGCCCTCGTCGTGGGCCACCAGCGTCAGGGTGCTCACCGTCTCGAGGACCTGGTCGAGCTCCACGCTCTCATCCATCTCCTCGCAACTGATGCACACAACCCTGAACTCGGACTCGTCCACCACGAGACGGACACCGTGGGGCTTCCCGCACTTCGGGCACGGGACGAACAGCTTGTAGACTCCTTCGGACATGTTCTTCTCCTTCCGTTTCTTGAATGGTTCCAGAATGTGCTCCGAGGCCCAGGCAAATAGCATGAGAACCCCGAGGATGATCATCATGGCCAGGGTCGGGGCGAGCTCCTGGCTCCACTCCCAGTCGATCTTCCACAGCGCATAGACGGCCCCTGCGATCATCGCGATGGCCGCGGCCGCATACCAGGCCTTCACTGCTTCCACCCGTGCTCGAGCAGGACCTCGATCTTCTGGATGTCTGCGGCCTTGAGCACGTCGATGATCTCGGGGAGCTTCGGTGCGATTGTCTTGAGGATTCGTGGGTGCTTCCAGAACCACTTGCTGAGGAGATCCCCCGCCTTCATGCTCGCCACCGCCCACCTTCTCGCCTCATCACTCATAGCTTCTTCCTCCCCTTGTGCTTCTCGACGTGCTCCTCGTCGGCCGCCCTGTCTGCTGCCCTCTGGTACGGGTCATGCTTGTGCGGGTCGAACTGCTCGAGGACCGCATCGCGGAGCTCGGGGCAGTACTGCCTAAGCAGATAGGCCATGGCGTCCGGGTTGCCCTCGTGGGGGATGAAAAATCTGGCCTGCTCCTCTGTGAGCGGGTAGCCTCGGTAGTCGGTCTTCTCGACCCAGGGGCAGATGGCCCCCTGTCGTGGGCTGAAGGTGCAGGTGACGTAGTATCCGTCCACGCCCCACCTTGTGTCACTGGCCTCGTGACTGATCAGGAACTCGCCCTTGCCGCAGTGGATGCAACGCACCCCAGTCCTGATATCGCGCCATCGAAGCCCCCCACCCATGCCGCCACCGATGATGCTGGGTCCGAATGCCCCACTCATCCTTCATCCTTCCCGTGCAGGATCTCCTCGACCTCGGCCTTGATCTTGGGGTACTTGTCCAGGAAGGATTCATGCTCCCTCCTGATGTGATCGGCCCGCCTCCGTGGTCCAGCGAGCATCTTCCCGCAGAACGGACAGTAGAAGTAGTTGCCTCTCCCGGCTCCGACGAGGCCGGTGCCCTCGTCAATATCCGGGCCCTCCTCAGGGGCCCTCCCTGGCTGCTCAGTGGGCTCCTCGTCCTCGGGGGTGTCCTCGTCCTTCTCCTCCTCCTCGGGCACCTCACCGAGCCTGAGGACGTCTCCGGGCTGGCGCTTGAGCTGCTCGACGGCATGGGTGCTCAGGCTACCCCAGACTCTGGAATCGGGCCCGATGAGCACGATGACGTGTCGGTCATCGAACGCGCTGAGAGAGATCTTCTCGTAGACGAGCTTCACTTCCTTGATCCTTCCGAGCTTGCCCATCAGGCCTCCCATAAGCATCGGCAGGGCGGCTCCGTAACCGAGGGCCCCCAGGGTGGCCCACGACGATCCCTTCGAGTCATTGATCATCTTCATGATGTCTTCGCGCTCGTCCATGTCAGTCCTCCTCCACCTTGTAGCCGAACGGCACCACGCCGGCGATGATGCTGGCCCAGTGGTTCTTCACGTTCTCGTTCACCGGGGAGTCGTCCTCACCGAGCCTCTTCTCTGCGTGCTCCTGCAGCCACTCCCAGGCATGCTTGCTGATAGTGAGACCGAACTTGTCGGCGTACTGCGGGTAGAGCATCTTTTCGTACCTCACGAGGCGCAGAGGGCCCTTCTCGTGCAGCCAGTGCTTCAGGACCTCCCACATGATGCAGCTCGCCTGGAACCCGGTGATGCCGCCCTGCTTCCAGTGGTGATCCGCGACCTTCATGGCACCGAGACCGGATGCGGCGATGGCGTGGCAGATCGTCCCGTAGTCGTGATGATAGTTGTCGTCCAGGTTCTGCATGAAGACCATCAGGTCCTCGGGCGTCTTGAGATCAGCGACGTCCTTGTACCACTCCTCGTGGACGCCATCCTCTTCGGAGATGTCCATCTTTCCAGCCGGTGGCTTGCCGTAGATCTCGTGCTTCTCCTCCAGTCTCGTCTTCTTCTCCTCGTCCATGTTCGGCTCCCTTCTTGTGTGTCAGTGGCAGGGTGTGTGTGGGCCATCCGTACTCACGAAGGATCATGGCTGGCCACGGCCAGCCCGATCCGAACTCCGCGAGGCTTGCCACCACCGCCTCGAGGAGGATTGCAGTCGTCATGTTCACTCGGGCTTGCTCACGAGCATGAGGGGCGTCGTGTACTGACGAACGTGGTAGTTGCTCCCGTCATACTCGACCTTCATGGGCACCCAGATGATCCAGCCGACGATGAGGACGTCCTTCCCGTCGAGGCAGATGTGGTCCCCCTTTCTGGGAACCGCGGGAAAGTGATGCACCCCGAGCTTCTCCTTCTCGCCGTCCGATCTCTGGACCTCAATGGCAATGACATCGCTCATGATTGCTCCTCGTGGATCTTGATGATGTTCAGGACGAGGGCGTGGATCTCGTTGTAGGCGACGTTCTTGCCGCCGAGCATGTGATTCCACATCTTGTGATCCTCGGTGTCCTCGGCACGCAGTGCATCCATCACGAACGATCTCATCTTGGTGTACAGGGCGAGGTGATCGAGGTGCTGCATCAGGCTGTTGGCCTTGCCCTTGTGCTCCAACAGCAGCTCGAACTGCTTCTCGCGGCCCTCGTGGAGCTCCTTGATCTCCTCGATCAGATCCTTCTTCGTCATCTTCTTCAGTTCAGCGTCGGTCATCATCGCTCCTTGCTCTCCAGGGCCCCCACGCGCTCTGTGAGCTCGAGGAGCCGATCCCGAAGCCCCGTTGTCTCCTGCATGTGACTGTTCATGGTCTCGCGCAGATTGCAGAACCGCTGCTTGGTCTTGTTGAGATCCTTCCAGTCCTCGTCCAGCCATTCGTTGATGAGAATGATGCTCTTCTCCACCTTCTTGATCCCGTCGAGGATCCTCACGCTATCCTTCGCGGTGATCTCGGCCTTGGGGAGGATGTCGCTGTCCCCGAACTCCCTCTTGAGCGATCCACAGGTGTTCGCGGAGGTCGCGATCTTTCCGAGCTCGCAGGGAAGTCCGTGGCAGCAAAGATGACAGATGTAGCCCGGGGTGCTCGCCTCGCACTGGGACTGGTGGCAGTCCCTGCTGATAGCTGAGGGGAACTCCATCCCGCACGTCGAGCATCGGAACAGCTCGATCTCCGCGATGCCGCGCAGCCGCTCGTTCTCCTCCTCGAGGCGGTCGTTCTCCGCGATGAGTTTCACGCACTGGTTCTCGGTCTCCACGAGCTGCTCGCAACGCTCCCTGATTCCCTGTCCGTCCCGAGCCCTGCAGGCGGTGCGGATCTTGTTCAGGGCCTTGTCCTTGCGATCGTTGTCCAGCCTGATGATCCCAACAGCCTTCTCGGTATCCACCAGTTGCCGGACGCGGTAGTAGATGTTGATGCCCTCTGGTGGCTTGCAGATGTCTCGGATCATGTCGTTGCTTTTCTGTAGTCTGTCGACATCATCCTCAAGGGCGGCGAGTTTCGTCTCCTTCTCCACGAGCTCCTTGATGCGGCAGAGTAGGGACTCACCGTCCTTCACTCCAACGGCCCCTCGGACTTCACCCAGATGATGGTCTAATGCCTCTTGGCTCATCGCCCAGTTCTCTGGGGCTCCGCACCGAGCGCAGTCCGTGCCCTCCTCCTCCACGAGCTCAAAGAACTGGTGGAAGGGGGCTCCACCCAGATAGAACAACCATCCGCCTCCGGGGGGCTCGACTGCCCACGCGCCACCGTTCTCGAAATCCTGCTCTGCGATCACGCAGTCGTGCTTCATCCTGTACTTCTTCTTCATCAGAACGGATCCCTTTCTCTGTGTGCGGCCCCCACCTCGCGCAGGAGCTCCTTGATCTCTTCGAGGTTGGTGGTTCCCCCAAGCCTCGCACGTAGCTTCTTGAGTGATTTGTCCTCGATCTGGCGGATGCGCTCACGGGTCACGTCGAAGAGCCGACCGATCTGGTCGAGGGTCCACGGGTACTCGGCCAGGTCGAGCACGCAGGTGTCGCGCATCTTCATGAGGTAGTTGACCAGCACATCCGGGTCGCCGCGCCGGAGCTTCTTGCCCCCGAGCCCCAGGTCTCTCGGTGCCAACTCGAGGAGCATGTGGTATCGGCACCCGACCCACGGGCACGGCCGAGGGCCGTCGATGCAGTCACCACGGACGACCGGCCTCACCGCAGGGCCCGCCGGCGGTCCTGCTGGACGTTGGAGCGGTGGTGGCAGCACGGGCAGGTGCAGATGCGGTCCTTCTCCGACTCCGATACCCACCAGGTGTTCCCGCATTCCATGCAGAGCAGACGGATTGTCAGAACTCCGAAGTTGTCCTTCTCCAGCAGCAGATGTGACGCCATCCATGGGCCCTCCTTCACCTTCAGAAGAGGTAGCATGAAGACTCGTGGTATGTCCAGTAAGTAAATATGGGGATTTACTTACAGGGGGGTATACCATAACGTATACTTGCATGATGGCCCTGCAGGCCCCTGGGGGGTTCGTGCCCCTCAGCCCCTGGTCCGGGAATCCCTCAATCCAGCCTCCAGCCTCATGGCCCTCAGGGGCCCCCAGACGCCCCAGAATCGCCGTGGATCGCGGGGGTACCGACCGGATGCACGGTGCGCGAACGGCCCCTGACGGTCCAATTTCGCCCCGTCACGGACAGATCTGGCCGTCACCAGTCGTCGGCCTGCTTGACTACCGTCTCAGGGCCCTGCTACGTTGTCCTCGACGCGGGGCCTACAGGAGGATGAGATGGACGAGAATATGAAGGAATCACTGGAGAGGGAACTGGGGGCCCACACCGACTGCGTGAAGGCCCTGGTGGAGCTGGACGACCCCGGGAGCCAGGCAGCGGTCCTGGGCTCCGTGGCCCGCTTCCTCGAGCTCGACGTGGAGCCCTCGGCCGGGGGAATCATCGAGATGGTCACGAACGCGGTGGGCTCGACCCTCGGAGGCGGCCAGAAGGCAGCCTCCCGCGACCCCATGGCCTGGAAACCTGGGGATCCGGCGCCGACCCCTGCCGGTGGCCTGGGAGACTTCGGGGCGGCAGCCTCGCAACTCCTGGCCTGCTTCCCCCCCGAGATGTGGCCGAAGATCTCGGACACGCTCGAGCAGCTCTGCAAGGAAGCCGGCGAGCAGAACCCCGCCAAGGACATCCCCGACGAGGGCTAGAAGAGCCCCATCACTTCGGTAGTTCGAGGATCCGCCACTGCCCGCGCAGATCCGGGATCCCGTAGACCAGCCAGCAGTATTCGACGGCATCCGTCTTCCCGTCCCCGGTGAACGAGGGTCGCTTCGGCAGGATCCCGACGAAGGGCCGGTGGTCTCTGTGCCACTGGGCCCTCTTCTGACTACCGAGCCAGTTGAGCCGGGTCAGCACTGCCACGACCCCCTTCTTGCCGGCGTGCACCAGGGCCCGCTTCGTGAACTCCATCACGAGGTCCTGGCGCTTGGGCCCCGAGTAGGGCGGATTCATGATGACCAGGTCGTAGGGAGGGACCAGGAGCTTGTCGTCCTGCTCGAGGTAGTCACCGATGGTCAGGCCCACTCCGAGGTTGCGGAGCGACCACTGGTGCTCGATGTTCAACTCGATGGCCACGTACTCGGCCTTGGGCCACCTCAGGTGGATGACCCAGGCGATGGCCCCTGAGCCGGCCCCAGGCTCCAGGATCGCCCTGGGCCTGATGTGCTCCTCGAGGACGGGGAGGATCGCCCTGGTGGCCCACTCAGGCGTCCTGTAGAAGTCGTGGGGGCGTCTCTTGGGGTCGTTGATCCCCCGGGTGGCGCTCATGCTTCCTTCCCCGGCCGCGGTTCCCAATACTCCAGGGTGTCGTCTCGGAGGCACACCTCGGAATCTTCTGTGGACAGCGTGCATCCATCTCTCCCACCGGGCCCCTCAGATCCATCACCGTCCGTCCAGTACTTGCAGGTGTGGTTGCACTGGGCCCCGAGTTCCCTCACCCCCTCCTTCCTCCATTCCTCGTTCCTCATATATCTGGACTCGATGACAACCTCGACGGCATCCGAGATCGGAATAAGGGTAGTAGTCCGCTTGTTGCCATCCTTCTTCCCGATGACGACGTGACTCTCGAACACCTTCACGGAGATCACATCCATGTAGATGATCTCGGGGTCGTCCCCGATGACTACTCTGTCGATCTTGTTCGTGCTCCCCTGGTATCCATACTGCGAAATCTCGATGATGGGGGACGGCACATTGATCTTCGTAGTGGAGCTCATGTGTCGAGTCCTCGGCGCCGTCCGGGACACCTTCTTCTTTGGCATCGAAGTCCTTCTTCCTCTTCGCATCACTGCTCCTCCTCGGGCTTGTACGGCCTGTACATGTACAGGGGGCACGCCAGCGACGAGCACCTCTCCACCTCGATCCGGTTCCAGCTCGTGCAGTCCAGGCACATCGCCGTGATCGCGTTCTTGCGAGAGTTCCCCTCCATCGCCTTGAGGTACCAGTTCCGGTACAGCGGCGGGATCCGCTTCGCCTTCTCATCGATGGCCGACTGCTGCTTCACCGCAGCGTTCATCAGATCCGCCGTGCTGCTGTCGCCGCTCATGGCTTCTCCACAAGGCCGAGCTCGCGCAGCTTCGCGAGCATCTCCCCCTTCGTTGCACCGACACATGCTTCCGTGCCCTCTGCTGAAATGTCGGGGTGCGTGAGGCCCTTCACCCACGCCACGAACTCGTCCACGCGGAACTGGAGATCCATCTCCTCGAGCTGCTTCTGACCCATCATCCGCATGACCTCGGGACCGAGATCGGCGTCCGGCATCTGTGCCTCCTCTATCGCACTCACGCGCCTATTGAGGTTCTTGATCGCAGCGACACTGTGCTCGCTCGGGTGAACCATGCGTCGGCGCACTCCGAACGATTTCCAGTCGAACTTTCTCATGACTTCTTCTCCTTCGCGAACCTCTGCCAGTACTCCAGCTCTCGGACCATCACGGGGCCTGCCACCTCGTCCTCGGGCAGACTGACGAGCCTCGGGGCCCACGACCGGTTCTTCCGATTGCCTTCCGGGATGAAGCTCCACGGACGCTTCACCAAGAACGCCAGTCGCCCCTTCTTCGCGGCCTTGATGGCGTTCATCGGCATGTCCTCCACGATGGCGTCGAAGTGCACCCGCGTCTTGTCGTTGACGAAGTGGATGTCGAGGGGCTTCTTGGTCAGGCTGGTTCGGATCCAGTCGATCGTTGCGAGCTGCCCGATGGGATGAGAATTGCTCGTCACGATGATGCAGACATGCCTCGAGGACAGATCGTAGAAGATCTCGCGCATGGCACCATGGGGCATCGCGTTGAACCAGGCTCCGCTCCCGTCCACGAACGATCTCCACTCCTCCTTCCCGCGGAACAGTTTGACGAAGTCTCCGTAGGCCTGGAGCTCGTCTGGGCTTCTCGGCGGATCCATCTTCGAGAGGGTGTACCCAACCAGGTCCCTCAGGACTCCGTCGATGTCGAACGCGATCGTCAGCTTCTTCATGACTTCTTCTCCTCCCAACAGTTGGACTGCTTCGGCGGCATCCCCTGCAGGGCCTGTCCTCTCCAGATCTCAGGATTCATGCAACGGCCCACGCCCTTCAGCAGCCGCGCCACGCACGGGTCGAACCACCTGCAGTTCCCGCAGTGCTTCTTCTCGGTCATGGCGTCACCTTCACGAGCAGCAGGTAGCCATCTTTCTCCACGCCCATCCGCTTCGCCTCCTTGTTGACCGCGACCCTCGCGTGCTTGGCATCGATCCGCTCGACCTTCAGGTCGGCGCCGATGATGTCGAGGATCTGCGACATCGAGAGCTTGATGTGGGCGTACCTCTTGTCGTCCCCCGCGATGTCGACCCTCACCCGGACGTCTTCCTTGATCACGGCCACGCGAGCGAGGGCAATGTCGCGTCCGTCCTGTAGGTGCCCGCACCGTTCGTAAAGCACCCTCTCTCGGTGCTTCTGATCTTCTATCTCCTTCTCGGCGGCCTCGAACGCCTCTATCGATGGTGACCACCTATCGACCCCGTGGTGCGTGGTGCCGCGGTCAGGAATGATGCAGGTGCCGTCGTCTTGACGCTCTCCGCAATGCCCGTAGCCAGTGCAGTTCTCACATGTTCGTTCGCTCATTGGTACACCTCGTAGCAACGCTTCATCCCACACTTCGAGCATGACCAGCACACGTACTCATCGTGTTCCTTCTTCGACTCTGGCGGATAGTCGTGGTCGCAGTCCTCGTCACCACCCTTGCTCCAACCACCCCATGGACAGCAGTAGTCTGGCAACTCGATCTTGCGGTTGTCGCTGTCACTCATTGGGCACCTCCACGATTCGCAGGCGGGTACCGGGGACGTACCTCACGAGTCCAGCGAACCTCGGGTCACGCAGGGTAATGCCGCTGGCACAGTTGCACCGGCCAACCTCCACCACCACCCCCTCGTCCCGCTCCTTCTCGGCGGCCTTCAACTTGCACCAGGGGCAACCCTCTGGTTCCGACGTGATCCACTTCGCACCACAAGTATAACAACTGATCTCCTGCTCCATCACTTCTCCCTGTACTTCTCGACGGCGGCGCAGATGTGCTGGTCTTCGCAGTCCTTACAGAACATGCGAGCACGGTTGCACTTACTCTCTCGCGCCACCGCGGCCTCCACCACGGGGCGCATGGTGGCGAGGTCGGCTTCTGCTGTCTCGGCTCGCTTCTGCCATGCTGCCGTGAGATCGAGTTCGGCCTTCCATGTAGACTCTCGTCCCTCCAACTCCGCCACCCGCTCACCGTCGGCGGGGGGCTTGGGCACTGCCTCGAATCTCACCTCCCCAGTCTTCTGGTTGAGTATCACCCGTGAAACAACGTCATCACCATCGGCGCAGTCGCACGGGATAAAACAGCCGTCCTGGTATTCCTCGGGGCAGTCCAGCTCCTGCCCCTTCACGCAGTCGCGAGCCTCCACTCCGCTGTAGAATGGACACGCCACGAGCCCGTCCTTGTGCTCACACGTCATCGGTCACCTCCTCCGGCTCTTCATCGTCGTCATCGTCCCAGGAGTCCCCGGTGATGTAGTCGATCCCCAGTGCATCCCAGAGGGTCTCCCGTAGCCCCCCGTACTCCCAGGTGCAGCAGTATGCGTTCCTCACTCTCACGCAGAGGAAGCAGGTCTTGAAGGTATCCCACTTCCCGTCCCAGACACCGGTGGCCTTCTCGTACTTCTCACCTGGCTTGATCGCCTCGCCGCACTCGCAGCACTTGTGCTCCTTGCGGGCCGTGACCATCTTCTCGCTGAAGCAGTCGGGCGGATCGCAGTCGTGCCCGTAATCGATAATGCAACTACATCCAAGATCGTTCATCACCGCTCTCCCGGCAGCGGGGGAACCCACCGGTGCTCCACGCCGTCCAGCTCGGGTTTCCACCCGGGACGCGGGCCCGAGTGCTGCTTGAAGTGGAAGGGGACCCTCGTGCTCTCACACTGGTCCATGAGGTCGAGGGCCCAGGCCTCCTCCATCTTCCGGTGACCGGCCCCGCTCTCTCCGCCGCAGACGACCCAGTGGATCTTCCCGGAGTCCAGTTCGGGCTCCATGTCGATGGGCCCGAGCATCGGCTCCACCGAGACGAACCGGTTCACGGCCGGGACTTGGATCAGCTTCCTGATCCTGTAGTTCGCATAGGCCTGGTTCTCCGCGGTCACTCCCAACCAGATGTGAGGCCAGTGCTTGTACTGATCTCCCTCGTGCATCGTGAGGAAGTTCTTCATCCGGTTTGCCCTCTTCGTCAGGACCAGGTAGGTGTGATGCGCGTTCGCGATCATCACCGAGAACACCCTCCTGATCCACGAGTCCGGCACCTTCTTGCTGAAGAGGTCGGACATCGAGCAGACGAAGATCCGCTGAGGCTTCCTCCACCGGCGCGGCAGGTCGAGGGACTTCTCATCGAAGACCACGCGGCCGTTCCACTCGGCCGTCTCCTCGTCCACCAGGCCCTTCCAGGGTGACTTCGGGTTCATGAACCTGTGCGCCATCCTCGAGGCGTAGCAGTTGTCACAGCCCGGGCTGATCGGATCGCAGCCGCGGATCGGGTTGTAGCTCTTGGTTGCCCAGGAGATCTTCGAGTCAGTCATCGCGGGTACCCTCCTCTCGCCACCTGCTCGATGGCGTCCTCGTCCACCTCCTCGAGGACCTCGTGGGCCATGCTCTGCATCATGGCCGCATTGACGCTCTCCTGGGAGATCCACTTCATGAGGTCGAGCTCTGAGTCCAGGAGCTGCTGCCCCAGGCCGAGCTTGGTCATGCACCTCGAGAACACCGCGTTCTGTCGCTCGCGGGTCATATCCGCGTACCACTCCGGGCAGGCCAGTTCCGTCTTCATGTCCTCTTCCCTCCGTACAGGAACACCCTGAGGTTCTCGAGGTACCTCTCGTAGAAGCACCCCCCGGGCTTGTCGCTCTCGGTGCATCCGAGGGAGTTGTATGCCCAGTCATTGATGTACTCGCGCCAGCACGAATCCACTCCGAGCTCCTTCAGCACCTTCCTTCCCTCCTTGCAGCAGAGAGGTCGGCCCTCAGCGAATGCCCCGTAGATGGCGTCCTTCATCTTCTTCGTGAGCGGCCACCTCTCACGATGGGCCTTCCCGGCCGCCTCGAACTCCTTCTCGATCCTCTCGGACTCCTCCCGGATCTCGGTGTACCTCACCTGTGTCTCCATCCAGGTGTAGAGGGTCTCCTTCATGACCTCCCCCTCGCCCGCCTGGCCGCACGTCGATCTCGCTTCACCAGGCGCCTCAAGTAGGCGGCGATGCTGCACCCCTCCTTGTCGGCCTCCTTGACGAGGAATCCGTAATCGCCCTTGCTCAGTCGCGCCTGCACCAGATGCTCTCGCTTCTCCATCACTCACCTTCCTTCCACTGGTGCCCGCACTCAGGGCACTCGTGGTCGTGCTCCTCGTACTGGAGTCGTGGCGACCCTGGGCTCAGTCCATCCTGCTTCTCTCCCAGGACCGATTCGTGACCCTTCGACCCCATCACCTGGACGATCCATGAATCCTCCCTGTCACCGATGACCTGGGCGTTGACCTGGGTGAACCGGCCAGGGTACGTCTCGATGAATCTGGAGGTGGCGAGATCCGCGGCGTCGTAACTGAACTCAGCTTCGTCCTTCCCGATCTCGATCTCCTCGATCTTCGTGTTCTTCATGGTTCCCCCTTTCCCCTGATGACGGAGACCTGCGAGATGGCCGCCATGGGGATGGCGGTGCGGATGATCTCTCCACGATCATTGGTCCGCTCCATGACGAACCAGCGACCCCACAGCGCGGCCTCACCCACGTTCTCGAAGCTGGCCGAAGGCTTGGTCACCCCGCGATCCCGGAACGAGACCCGCACCTCCTGGTGCTCTGCGTTGTTCGGTGATGTGCCGAGCTCGAACAGCCCGTTTGTTCTTTCCCTCATAGCTCCTCCTCGGGCGGCATCGACTTGTTCTTGAAGTAGTCGCCCCTCCACTCGACGGCGTGGCGGCGGCGCTCCTCGATGACCAGGAGTCGCAGGAACTCCGAGACGGAGATCCCTCTCTTCTTGCACTCCTTCACGACCCACTCCTTCTGCTGAGGCGTGATTCGGGTGGTCACCCGCTGCCTCTTTCCGAGCCAAGCGGTGTTGAGCTCGATCATGGCTCCTCCTCCTCAGCGATGGGCTCGATCTCGAGGGCCTTCATGACCACCTTGGTGTTGTGAGCCGGGTCCAGCGGCATCAAGGGGTCCAGCGGCAACCCCGGAGCCGCCCACTTGATGCCACGAGCCCTCTCTCCGGCCTGAAGATCCTGGTTGATCTGCTTCCTGACCTCCTGGTGCTCCTTGAAGTGGCTGGCGAGGTCCTTCACCTCCTGGCCGCAGATCGGGCACCGGGGCTTCTGGTCGATGGCCAGGACCTCGATCTCCTCGAACTCCTGGTGCAGCATCTGCAGGCTGTCACCGAAGTGAGCTGCTCGAGCTCGGGCGTTCCTGGCCGCGATCTCCCTGGTCTCGACGTCCATCTCCTCGGCCTCGATCCGCTCGGCCACCTTGAGGCACTTCTGCTGCTCCCGGTGGAAAACGTTGCGGAGGATCTTCACCCGGTTGAGCACCGCCGTGGCCTTGTCCTGCAGGTGCTCCTGCTTGCGGATGTTGAAGTCGTGCACGAGCTCGCGCTCCTTCTCGTTCAGTCCTCCCGTGAGCTTGTCGAACAGGTCCATCATCGAAGGTTCGGGCTTCCTGATGCTCATGACGCAGAACCCCTCGGGGATCCCGTAGGCGGGGCCGTGGGTGATGGCCGTGATCTGGACCAAGACGTCGTCGGATCCGAGGTAGGCTTCCTTCTCGGGATCGTACTCCTGTAGAAGCAGCTCATCGCCAACCTGGAATCCACGATCGGCCTTGCGGAACTCGTGGGTCTTGTTCCCTCTACGAATCTCGTCAAAAGGACCAGGCCATGTCTTCAGTTCATGTCGCCTCATCACTTACCCTCCAGTGCTCTCTTCCTCATGTAGTCGCGCATGTAGCGGTTGTAGGCTTCCTTGCCCTCACCCTGGCGCCGTGCTCTCTTCTGGGCTGTGTCGTAGGCCTTCGCGCACTCCAGGCACTTTCCCTCGACCCAGGTCCCCTTCCCGCGCACCGTGCGCTCCCGGAATGCCGAGAGGGGGAGCTCGCGGCCGCAGACCTTGCAGATCTTCATGGTCTCGCCATTCTCCTCATCTGCGCGAGATCCAGATCCAGCAGATCGTTCCAGCCAGTCTCCAGCGGCTCGGGGCTCTTGCGCGTGCAGATGCACTTCACGAGCCAGTGACCGCCGTTCTCACGGCCGTCCTTGCCGAGGGTCACATGGCGCTGCGGACAGGCCTGACGGAGCCTGTGGCCCTCAGGGAGGGTCTTCATGTACTCGCGCACCCATCGGATGGCCTTCTTCGCCGCCGAGACCCTGTCGAGCGAGAGCGGCATCTTGACGTAGACCTCGTGGATCATCTCGAACTCCACCTTGTACCCCTGCTCGCGCCGCTCCCGCACCTCCACCTCGATGTCGTCCATGGTCATGACTTCACCAGATCGAACTCGAGGACCCAGACCAGATCCTCGCGCTTCGCCTTCGGATGCATGGACTGGTACATCTCGATGTAGGCCTCGGTGATGCTCGGGGCCGTCCACATGATGTCGTGGCCCTTCTCAGGGTCTCGGCCGTACCCGTAGATGCCATCGCAGCCTCCTCCAGCAGGTGCCACAACCACGAGGCCCTCGGCCATCGCGTCCGTTGGACTGATGTCCCCAAGCTTCTCGCACTGGATCCCGATGATCTTGATCCGGTGACCCTCGATACCCTTCCTCCCCCGGCCAGGTTGGATGGCGTAGGTGTTTCCGAGGCGCCACTTCAGTCGCCCATTTTTGTCCTCGACGTAGGCCACGCCCTCACGGCCGGTCGTGCTCTTATCACCCTCCCTGAATGGCCTCCTGGTCTTCCGCTTCAGACCCTTCAGAGTCTGGTCGATGCTCGCTGGCGTGAACTGCATCAGATCCTCCCCTCTCCCCAACTGAACTCAGGCAGTGGGTCCTCGTCTAGGCAGCACCAGAGGTGCAGGCAGTACTCGTGGATCGAGACGTGGAACTCCTTCGGAGGGAAGACCATGATCGCCTTCGACATCTCCCCGATCCAGTGCTTCTTGATCTGGAGCAGGTCCTCGTAGCTCGGCATCCGATGGGGCCGGGAGTACGAGACGTGCAGCCACACCTTCCCGTCCTGCTCCTTGCCGATGGAGGCGATGAGGACCTCGTCCCTCTTCTTGCCCCGCACCCACCTGCGACCGTTGGAGTACTTCTTGTCGACGTGCCAGTTCGGAGGCTTGGCCATCTTGCCGAAGCACTGGTTCACCTCGTCGCGGTGGGTGAAGTCCACGATCGGCATTCCGGTCCCTGGCTTGACCGAGAACTCCCCGAGCTCCTCGAAGGCCCCCTCGAGATCCCCGCCGCTCATGCCTCGCGCTCCAGGTTCCAGAGGAAGGCGCAGAAGTTGGCGAGGTCGATGAGGTTGGAGATCTCGTAGCGGTCGTCCCTCTCCCAGTGGTTCTCGATGCCGTCTCGCAGGCCCTTCGCGTTGTCGGTGGTCTTCTCCTCCCACCCGTAGTAGCCGTCGGTTCTCTTCTTGTGAATCATCTTCTGGAGCATGAAGAACGAGAACCTGTGGCATAGACGTCGAAGGGCGACCTCCTCCTCATCTTCGACGTCTCTGTAGAGATGGACGAGGGCCTTCGTGTGGGTGGAGCGGGGATCGTCGGAGGTCGCATCCACCTCGCACGAGTCGTCCTCGCAGTCGCACTCCTCGTCCTCGTCCAGTTCGTAGTAGGCGGCGACTGCGTTGAGGACTCGGATCTGGTGGGTCTTCGGGGCCTTGTACAGGGAATCGATCACCTCGGCCACCACATCGCTGTAGCAGTACGGGCCGCTCGTCTTCTTCCTCTCCTCCTCACCCATCGCTCTCCTCCTTGTCGACCTCCTTCACCACCTCCTCGACCTCGGTGAGATCCTCGAGGAACCTGTCCGCGAAGACCTTGGCGTCCTCGATGGCCCCGAACTGGAACTCCCCGGCCCACCGGCCGCGCTGCGCGTCGACCTCGTGGCCCTGGTACTTCACCGTGGGCTTGAACCCGGCCGCGATCAGGAACGCGAGGCCCCTCTTGTTGATCACGATGTAGGCATTCTCGCCGTCATCGAACTGCACGATCTTGAACTTCATGAGTCTTCCTCCTGTTGCTGCGGCTGGCACTCGTCGCAGTCGCATTCGTTCTCGAATCTCCATGCCGCTGCGATGCTCGCGAAGCACGGCGGCCTTCCCTTCCAGACGTGCCGGCGGGTCCCGAGCTGGATCACGGTCTCCTCGGGCCCCCGGTAGTATCTCCATCCCCTGGGCACTCGTCCCTGGCGATCTTCGTTCATCTCCGAAAGTACCCCCTGGGGATCACTGGGTTCCCCATCTTGATCTCGCCCACGCCATGGCATTTCATGCACTCCGCGTAGAGGGCGCCTCCCTGATCGATCTCCTGCCACGATCTTCCGAGTCCATTACATGCGCCGCACTTCCGTGCTGGCCTATCCGTTCCCGGAATGTAGACGACTCTCTCGAACACACCGAAGGTTCCACGATGGCGCCTCTTGTCCTCTGGATAGAACCAGCCGGACCCCTTGCAGCGATGGCATTCCCCGACGACCTTGCCGGAGCGAGGATGCTTGTACTTGCCATCCCCGCCGCACCTCTTGCATGGATACCGAACCATCCCGCAGCCACCGCACCTCTTGCACGTCGCCATCACACTTCTCTGCTCGTGGAACTCCCGGTAGCCGAGACCATTGCAGGAGTCGCATGTTCTGGCTGAGATGGTGATCGGGTATCCCTTCCCGAGCTCTGAGAGCGGACGACCATCGACGGTGGTGATCTTCTTCAGCTCGCCGGTGGCGGCGCCAGTCGCGGAGGCCAGTGGCTTGAGCAGATCGAAGGCTCCCATCAGCGCGATGAAGTCTTCCTGGGATCCCCCGATGTCGGGATGCTTCGTCATGGAAGCCTTCCTGAACGCAGTCTTCAGATCCTGGGGGGTGAAGGCGTCACCGATCTCCAGGAGATTCCTTGCCTCTTGCTCGGTCATCGGCACTCCACCACCCCTTCCCAGGTCGCCGGGTGCGGGTAGCACCCGCTGAAGGTCGTGGTCGAGTACCAGAAGCAGTGGAAGTACTCTGCGGTCACCCCGCACTCGGGCTCCGGGACCCACCCCTCCGCTGCGTTGCACTGCAGGCTCCCGCTGACCCCGTCGCACCCCGAGTCCGGCAGGAGCTCCTCGAGGCCGTCCCCGACATCCTCGACCGAGACCTCCACCTCCCCCGAGCAGTCCCAGTCCCAGGAGGGCCCCTCCCCCGAACCCGGACACTCGTAGGGGCTCGAGGCCCACCCGGCCCCCGGGTGCACCCCAGGATGGTCATCGCAGCAGTCCCCCGTCCCCGGCGTCCACCCGTCCTCGTCGCAGTCGTCGTCAGGGCCCCCGCACGGAGGCTCCTCTACGGCGTCAGGGTCCTCCAGAGGGTCATCGGGTACCTCGGGCTCCCCCGAGTCCTCCACGGCGTCTGGGGCGTCCCAGATGGCCTCAGGGGAGTCGTCTGATGAGTCCCCCTCCGTGAACGTCGAGGCCCCACCTCCGCACCCCGTCAGGAGCACCCAGGCCAGGAACATCAGGACCGTGAACAGGGCCCAAAACGCTGCATTTCTCGCATATCGCTCCGTCATGGCTTCTCCCATCTCTGAGGTTGCACGTTGAAGAAGTCGAACCACTGCTGCCGGGTCACGTATCCAGCATCGATGAACTCCAGGAGGGCATCCACCCTGTCCCTGGTCCAGTTGAAGAACGAGGAGTCGCAGGAGTCGGCCTCGCACACCTTCGCCCAGAGGATGCGGTTGATGCTGCTCGAGCGGCCGAGGTGGCAGATCTTGCCGTGGTCGTGCGCGAGCTGGCACCACTCGGGCAGGGTGGCCTTGAACTCCGAGCTCCCCCCGACGAAGAGACCCCGGATCGGCTTCATGTGAGGCTCCACCATCTCCCGCGTCATCCCGTCCTGCACCGCGATCAGGTAGGGGAACTGCCTCGGCAGCTCCTCGAGCCACCTGAGGCTGTGCTCGAGGCTCCTGGGACCTCCCTGCACGATGTCGGGCAAGACCACCCAGTTCGGCTTCAGCCCCTCCTCCATGAACCGGGTCAGATCCTCACGGAACGCCTCCGCGTCGAACTCACGGGAATGGATGAAGTCGGAGTAGGCCCCGTTGTCGTAGGCCCACCGGATCCCCTCATGGATCGGGTATCTCCCCGAGTAGCCTCTCTGCACCAGGAATCCCATTCTCTGGGGGCGCTCACGGACCTGTGACACAATCTTGCGGTCAGAGGTGTGGCCCATGTAGAAGATCACGACTGCTCTTTCTCGTAGCAGGAATCGCAGAGCTCCCACTCAACCTCCTCCCCATCGTCCTCATGGAAACGGTAAATTTTCGTGGCCCTCTCGCCGCACTTCTCGCAATGGACTGGGAACACATTCACATCCTCATTGGTGAGCCGGATCTCGTTTCCTCCACCATCGTCATCCTCGAGGCAAAGGATTCCAAACAGTCGGGCGTGTTCCTCTGTCGGCTCATTGATCCTGACGAAGGAATAGGCTGGCTTGAGTCCAGAGTTGCTGTTGAGACGCTCCCAGACCTCTTGCTTGATGTCTACCTCCCAGAGAGGACCTTCGTGTACGTTCGTGCTCATGATTCGTTCTCCTTCTTCGCGTACAGGGACTGCGCCCTGCTCACGACCTTGTAGTTGATCTTCCCTTCACGACGCAGCAGACGCATGATCCGTCCCGGGCTGTCCGGCGCCAGAGACGGCACCTTCGAGGCCACCTCTCGAGTCAGCGCCACCATCGTGAACTGCTCCCCCACCTCAAGCCTGTCGAAGAACGCCAGGATGGCCCTGTGGATGCGGCCACGGACCCGCTTGATCTGCTTCTCCTGCTCGGTGGGCGGCCGTGGCGGCGTGTCGAAGAGTCCGACCTGGCCCTCGTCTGATCTTGCTGTCATGTTCGGCTCCCAGACCACAGGACTAACACGGGTTCTTAATCCTGTCAAGAATTGACCTCGAGGAGGGCCTGGGATAGGGTGGAATCTCGCGGTGGGAGGGCATCACGGCCTGGCTCACCTTACTCGCCTCCATGGGCCACCTCGTCAGCACCAGAAGAGCACCTGCGCTGGCGAGGTGTGTCCCGCTCCTGCAGGAGCGGGGTCTCAGTTCAATGATTCAGGGGGGTTCGGGGAAGGGATCTACCAGATCTGGTACGGATTGGTAGGTGATTGGGATCTCAGTGCACGATGCTCTCAGACCACTCCCCAGTGTCGGGGTCGTAGCCCATCTCCATCTCCACCTCTCCGAGGTCCTCCTCGTTGGCGACGGGGTAGTTCTCGAGCTCCTCCTCCCACTCGATGACTCGGAGGAACGCCGGCGTGAAGTTGCCCTGGTCGTCCCGGATGCGGACGAACAGGTGGTCCATCCAGCCCACCGCCCAGTGGCTGAATCGGTGCTCCTCGACGTCGTCGGGGAACTTCGACTCCAGGTCCCGGGAGATGACCCGGTAGTTGCTCACGGCGAGAGGATCGCTGTCGCGGTGCTGCGCGATGGTCGCCGCCCAGTTCGTACGGTCGCTCTCGTCCATCGGGCCCTCCCAGAACGAGTCTCGGGTGTCCCTCCAGGCGAGCTGCTCCGCCCTCTGCTCGATGTCGTCCATGTCTTCTCCTCCCAGGCCGTTGAGGCTCTGGTCTCGGGCAACCCTCATGGTCCGGCCTCCACCGTGCGCGTAGGCCACCCGATCGGTCACCTGGACCCGCACCGGGTAGTCTCGCTCGGGGCCCTTCGTGTCCATGATGCGCTCGGCATCCTCGGGGTCGCTCGTCCTGATCTCACCCACCTTGTAGCCGTCCTGCTGCGCGTCCTCCACGCCGTACCTCTCGTGGTAGGAGTAGTAGCGCATCGCGATCTCCTGCAGGGCCCTCTCGAACGTGTCGAACGGCCCGATCCAGGTGCTCATCTCCGGGTCGAACGCGAAGAAGTAGGTGTAGGTGATACCGGGTCTCATGCTTCCATCTCCCAGACCGTTGACGCCCTTGCTCATGATCGTGCGGAACTCCTCGAGGGTCATGCAGTACCCGTAGGTCTCACCGCCTCTTCGGCCTCTTGACGATCGCGTAGGCGATGGATCCGAACATGACGACCCCCGAGACGATGCCGCCGCCGATGGCGATGGCCCTGGGCACCACTGAGCCCTCGATGACGGCCTCCTCGAACTCCTCCTCGACTCCGGGTGCCCCAAGGCCCTCACGAGCGTCAGGGGGCCCGTAGGCCACCGTCATGGGTTCCTCTGGGTATCGGCGTCTCACTTGCCCTTCGCCTTCTTCCAGCCCTTGCTCGCGCCCCATCCGATGACGTAGGCGAGCAGCGCGTAGGATCCCACGGTCACGACCAGCGCCGCGACCCCGATGCCCACCGCAGCCGCCACGGCGGCGCCGTCGCTGATCTCCCCGTACCCACCGTAGGCCTTCAGGAGCTTGTCACTCCCAAACGCTGCCGACGGGGACACGACCCCGTGCTCACCCGGGTTCAGGTGGACAGGGTCGAATCCAGGGTAGGCCAGAGCTCCCACACCCTCGGAGGACCTCGGAACGATCTGTGCTCCAGCTTCCATCATGACTCACCTCTTCTTCTTGCGCGTCTTGCGCTTCTTCGGCTTCTTCTTCTTGGCCTTGGGCTGGTTCATCTGGCAGTGCAGGAAGATCCCATGGTAGCGGATGGCGTCCAGGCCGAACTCTCCGGCGAGCTCGCACTCCCCGCGCTCCCGGTATGTCTCCGCCTCCTCGTACTTGCCCAGGGCCGTCTCGAGGGCCCACATGCACCTCTTCGCGACCTTGGGCTTGCCCGGGAGCGGCAGACCCGTGTAGATGCGCTTGAGCTCGGAGATCTCCCCGGCGATCTGCGTCCAGTGGATCTGGTCGCACCGCGCCGGGTCCACGCCCACACCGACGCCCCGGGGCCGTGTCATCCGTCCTGAGATCCTCCTGGGTCGTCTCTTCATTTTCCCACCTTCAGTGCCTTGCCCTTGACGCTCTTCTTGCCCTCGCAACCCCACATCCGCCTGGACCAGTACGCGGCGCTGAACGGGTCATCCGCTCCCTGCTGGGCGGCGCTGCGGGCGCAGTAGCTGTCACCTGCCTTCGTCCCCGGCTTGATGCGATACCCCGTCGCACCGAAGTGGATGGTCTTGCACCGCTGCTCTCCTCGGATCTTCCTGCACACCCTGACCTTGAACTTCTTGCCCTTGCGGGTGGACCTGGTCACCTTCGGGAACCCGGAGAGGCCGTCGAGCATATGGCCTTGGCTCTTGCTGATGATCCTCACATCCTGATACCTGACCGCCTCTCGGCCATACTCCGTATCTGCGTGCCACTGCTCCCTGCGGATCCGTTCGGCCCTCCGTCTCGCATCGGAATGAGAGCTCGTCTCCCATGTCACCTGCTCTCCGGTGATCGGGTCCCTAGCGACGATGATCCAGTCGGCTCGTCCTCGAGCACCGAGGCCGCGCATCCCGCGCTCGTCCAGGAACATGATGACGGGCCGCGGGTGCAGTCTCTTGCCACCAGGATCCCCCCAGTGGTCCCAGACCTCGACGTACCCAGTGTCCGGGTTGGTGATCTCCGCACGGACCTCCTCGAACCATGGCACGAGACGTCGGATCGTGGAGTCCTGGGCATCGGTGGGTCGCCGGACCACGTCGAGGAACAGGGCTCTCTCCCGGGGGCTGGCGTGCATCCTGATGGCCCCACGACTCATGAACTCGACCATGGCACCCTGACGTGGGTAATCGCGCTGCAGGATACCCTGGACGGCCCTGTGATCCAGAGTTCTCCCCTCGCCACCTCCCTCACTCATGTCCAGCAGGGATCCGTCCGGCAGGATGTATCCGGCGTCGTATGGATTGTCGGTGGTGCCCCACTCCCGAGCGGCCTTATCGAAGGCCTCGTCCTCGTACATCAAGCCCAGGGAACGAGAGGGGGCTCGGGCCCGCCGGCCAAACCGACTGTAGACTCGAGCCCCCATCCCATCACCTGACCTTCGTGTGGGGGAACCAGACGACGAAGTCCAAGAATCCATCCTCGCCTGCGCCAGGGGTCGTGTTGAAGAGCTCGAATGTGACCGTGCGAGTGAGCGGATCCCATGTCACGCCGTTCTGGTAGTAGGTCTGGAAATGGACGTTGGTGCCGAGAATCGACAGCAACGGGGGGATGAACTGGGGAGAAGAAGGATCTTCGGGGATCCCCACACACGCGAAGGTACGCGATCCTCCGTTGTTCGGGATCGATGCATCCCGAAACTCGAACATCCTCGCCCCTCGCTTGGTGCATGTGAAGTCAGCCATTCTACTTCACCACCCTGATGACGAACTTGAACTGCGCGATGCGACCGCGGTACCTGGCGTGGGCCTTGAAGCTCCCGACGCCCCGGCGCTTGGCCGTCTTCAGAGCGAAATCGATGACGCCCTGCTTGACGAACATCCCCCTCGCCGCCTTCACGAAGTACTGCTTCGTCCTCTCCTCGTCGTTGACGAAGTAGTGAGTGCCGGGATCGAGGCGGCGCACAGGAGGCCCGACGGGCTCGTCCACCTTCTCGATGGTCCCCGGCACCACCTCGGGTGCCTCCTCAGCATCCGAATCCGCAGGGGCCGAGGGGGGCGTCGTCGGAACCAGACCCGTCGGCGTCTCGATGTACTCCGGGACCTCGGGTGTCGTCGGAGAGGCCTTGGACTTCGCCTTCGGCTTCGACTTGCCCTTCTTCTCGGCACGCTGCTGCTTCTTGAAGGCCTTCACCACCTTCTCGTAGATCTCGGGCTTCGTGTCCTTGTAGTGGATCTCGTCCTCGATCCCGAGACGTCCTCCGATGTCGATCAGATCGTCCTTGAGCGAGGAGTCGATGAGCTCCATCGTGATCTTCCTCTTTCCCGCCATGGTTCACCTCACTTGGGGATGGAGTGACGGTACACCAGGATCAGAGTACTGGTGTTGGACATCGCTCCGGGGTTGTGTGCGTCGAACGTGTTGTTGGCCGGATCCCAGTTCGAGAGCTGCAGTTTCGCATCTCCCGATTCGGTCTTCACCATGACCTCGTCGGGGATCCTGCCGGTCATCGGACTGGCAATGCTGTCCGTTGCTCCAGCAGCGACCGTGACCTGGATCTTCTTCGTGTACTGTCCGTACGGCATCTTCTCCTCCTACACGATCTTGAGGACCGACATCTGCGGAGCAACCGCAGCGAGGTCCGTGTTGTAGCTCGGGGGGGCTGGCCACGCGATGGGCGCGGCGCTTGCGCCGAGCAGCACGTCCCCATCCGCACCAGTGGCGGTGAGGTTGCCGGTGCCGTCGTCGTCGGCCTCGACGTAGGTCTGGTCCTCGATCTGCAATCCGACGTTCGTGCCACCCACTCCCAGGTTGAGGTTGTCACCCACGCACTTGATCAGTTCGACGCGAGCCCCGCCTCGGATGTGGTTCACGGGACCGTCGCCCCTGTCCATGTCATCGAAGTTCAGCTCGAGTCCCTCGCAGATTCCGTCGATCCTGGTGGCCGGGAGAGCAACACCCGAGGTCGAGTATCCACCCTTGATCTCGATCTGTCCGGTCACGCCACCTCGGTGAACCCTGAGGCAGTGGGAGTCTCGGGTCGGGTTGCTCGTCACCAGGTCGATGGTCTTCACGCCACCGCTCGATCCCAGCCACCCCTCGATGATGTCGATCTCCGGGGTCATCAGCGTCTGCACGCGGATGTAGCCGTCGGCCTCTGCGGTGACCTTGTCGCAGTTGACGCCGTTCGTGTCCACGAGTGACCTGGCCAGAGCTCGGAATCCGCTCACGCCGTCCTCGACTCCCCTGGCGTAGTTGAACGTGGTGTGGACCGCGTTCCAGAACTCGATATTCCCGCCCTCATACACCAATCCGTTGCAGCGGCTGAGGTTGTACGATCCCGGGTTGTCGTCCGCGAAGTAGGCGTAGCCTGCACCCGACATCTCCAGGTAGCTCGCAGCACCGTAGGCCCCCCCCTGCGTTTTCTCCATGACAGTCCCCTCGAGCAGTTGCCGAGGGATGTAGAGTTGCGGAGCGAGAACGCCCAGGTCGTCGGTGAACAGCTTCGTGCAGAACCCCTTGCTGCCCCATGCGAAAGCAGCGTTGTGCGCCGTCGCGTCGATGTGGCAGGCCGTGGTGTCGAACTCGCGGAACCCGTTCTGCCCCGGGGAGGCCAGCACGCATCCGATGAATCCGACACGTCCGTTCGTCGCGAAGGTTCCCGCCTGCGTGACGAGAGCAGGGGCGATGGTCGTCGTCGGCTTGACGAGGTGGATCTCCTCGTTTCCCGCGGCCATGTTGGGGTTGCCGAACCCGGAGAACGCCTCGTAGACGTTCGCGCCCATGTACTCGTACACCTTCCAGATCCACTCGTTCCCGTCGTCGTCGGTGAAGCGGATGAACTGCTGACGATCCGTGGCGTCACTGGGGACATGCGAGTCCCACGCGATGGTGATCTCATCGCGGAAGTACTTCCCACCGAAGTGTGCGAAGTTGGTCACCACGCCGAAGTCGGTCTCGGCCCACGCATCGTCACCGATGATCGAGAGCTGCCCCTCGTACTGGGCGTAGGGCAGCGTCCGCTTGTCGATGACGAAGGTACCACCGTGGCTCCTGACGTAGACGGCACACCAGCCCCCGTTGGGGACCAGGTCGAAGACCGCGTCCGTCTGCTTCGCCGTGGCCCAGGACAGGCCGTCGTTGTTGTCGTCGCCGTTGACGATGTCGACGTAGAGCTTGGTCACCACGAACGGTGAACTCTCGACGTCATCGGAATAGATTACGACTGGTGCGCTCATGTTGTCCTCCTCAGATCAGTTCTGGCTCGTAGGCCGTGTCCACCGTTCCGGTGCGAGTGCGGCCCACGGTGCTCGGTCCCGGCAACTGATCCACCCGATCCCCGTTGCAGGGCTCTCCCTTGTTCATGTTCCATCGGAGCAGGTAGGCGATCACGCCGGCCCCCAGACTCGGGAGCACGAACGGGATGATGGTGCGTGACATCTTCCCGCGTCCTCCACCCTTCTTCTGGGGGTGAGCAATGGCCGCGCCGGCGAGGCCCACCGAGGCGGTGGCCGCCATGGCCGCGAGAGCGACCGCGAACGAGTCCCACTGCCACTCCTTGCCCACGTTGGGGCTCAGGTATCCACCGTACCCGCCGAAGGCCCTGACGTTGGCCTGGCGGTTGTAGGCGTTGCGGGCCCAGTAGTTCGGCATGGTGGCCATCCCCTGATGCGGGGCCGTTCTCGCGATGGCGCCGAGGCCCGAGTACTGAGGCTGCATCGGTGTGCACTTGCGGTCGGCCGAGGTCCACTGCATCCCCGGCGGGCACGGAACCCCAGGGCCGGGAGGAAGCACTTCGGTCGGCCACATGGCGTCGGGGTGGGGCCCGTATGAGACCTGGCCCCCCGGGATCTCGGGCACTCCCATCACCGGATTGGTGGGGAATCCATCGCGATCCTTGTTGTAGTAGCCGGGGCGGCGAGGCAGTGCCGGCCGTCGGGGTCTGAATGCTCCGAATCTCATCTCTTCCTCCTCAGGCCCTGGTAGGCGGTCCATCCCACCAGAGCTGCTGAACTCGCAGATCCGAGGACCGCGAGGGTGATGCCGAAGATGCGCCCCAGGTCACCTCCACGAGGTACCCCAGGAACGGGTTGCGTGACGTACTCCTCGAGCTCGCCGCTCGCCTCGAGCTTTCGGATCTCCCCCACCACGTCCCAGGCCACCATGACCCGGAACGCGACGAGCCGGCCGCTCTGCACTCCCCACTTCGCGTCCTGCGCGTACTCCTCCATCCATCCCGGGTGGGAGCTCACGAACGAGACGATTTTGTTGAAGGCCCCAGGACCCTGGCTGACCTGGTTGAGCAGGTGACGGGTCGCCCCGGGTCCGATGCCCGCGGTGAGCCACATGATGCCCCAGAAGGACCAGTCCCGGCCGTTGGGGAACCAGGACCCGTGGCTCTTCTCGAACGAGGCTGCTCTCCCATCGAGCACCTTCACGAAGATCCTGGTGTTGTTGGCCGGATCGAGTCCCTGCGTCGGGGTCAGCCCGTTTCTCTCGAAGTGGATGGGAAAGAGCTGGAACAGACCGATGTCCTTCCCGCTCTTCGTCAGGGCATCCGCCTTCCCGCACGACTCGAAGGCCGCCTTGACGACCATGAAGGCCAGAGGGATGTCCTTGCGGTACTGGTTGAACAGGGAGGTCCACTGCAGCGTCTTGGGAACGCAGTTGCTGATCCTCTTGTGCGCCGTGGAGCTCTTGCCGGCCTTGATCGCGGCCTTGACCGATGGCCACCTGTCCTTGCCGGACGATCCCGAGTACCCGCTCATGGTAGATCTCCTCCAAGGGGGTAGGGACCCGACCGGTCAGGGAACTCCGCATCCAGGGCCAGGGCCTCCTGGTAGGAGAGCTCTGGGAGCGACTCTGCCCACTCCACGAGGCCGTTGTAGGAAGCCTCCTGGTACAGGGCCTCGGCGGCGGCCTTGAGCTTGCTGACGATGCTCGTGCCCATCAGCCAGGGCCCGCCCGCGTCCTTGAGCGTCGAGGCGTAGTTGCCACCGTAGACCGAGTGGGCCCCCTGCAGGTACCAGGTGTAGGCGTAGGGATTCGGCTGCTTTCTCTTGAGCTCGTCGTAGGCCTGCGGCCAGTTGTTCCGCAACGCGCCCAGGAAGTCCCCGATGCTCTCCTCCGGGGTGTCGAAGAACTTCTTGAAGGGCCCCGAGACCTGGGATGCCCCAGCACGGATCTCGAACTCGGATCCATGGGAGGCCACGAACGGCTTGCCGTCCTCGCGCCACTTCTTCCCGGCCATCTGGCCCCAGAGGTTGAAGCCGCGCATGGGCCCCTTCTTGCCCAGGTAGTGCGATCCGCTCCTGCGATGGTGGCCGACCGCGAGCAGGGCGCCGAGGGGAGGCAGGGCCCCCGCGCTCCTGCCCAGATCGTAGACGAACCGGGCATCCTCACCGCTGCTCCCGAACCAGATCGCGACGGCATCGCAGACCGGCTGCATCATCCCGTCGACCTGCACGAGCACGAGGTAGTCACGACCAGGCTCCGTGTCGTACCCGGGCACCTCGCCGGAGTAGAAGCTCTGGCACCGGTCGATCTTCCCGGCCTCGTCTCGACTGCGGGCATGGACCAGGGCCGCGAGGCTACCGATGGTGAACGCACCGGTCAGGCCGAGTCCGATGAAGCTACCGATCTGTCCGTCTCTGTCCACTCTCTCACCAGACGTCGTAGATGTTCTTCTTCTTGAAGCACACCTTCTTGCCGTAGGTGAACTTCTTGCATTCGCCCGAGGTCTCGTTGTCGACCTTTCCGCAGACCTTGTTGCCCTTCACGCTCGTGACCGTGACCCAGAACCTCTCGTCGGCCACCGTGATCTTCACCGTGTCGCCCTTCTTGATCTTCTTGAGCTTGGCCTTGCTCGGCACCTTGAAGGTCTTCGGGTGCTTCTTTGCCATGGCCTGGGCATCGACCGGGCTGCAGCTCGGCTTCTTGCCCATCCCGCGTGGCCGACGGATCTCTCCGGTGGGTCTGCGTTCGAGTCCTCTCATGCCGTGTCCCTCCACGTACTTCTCGAGCAGATCGTAGTAGTCGGGGCGCTCGAGCAGATGGGCCTTCGCGATGCACTTCGCCACTGCGGGGTCATCGGTGTGCTCGAACTCCACCTGCGTGCCCCAGGCCAGGTTCTCGCGGTCGAAGTAGTGGTCCGGCAGATCGCAGTGCTTGAGCTCGACGGCCGAGAGCCCCCTGTAGCTCTTCGGTACCGGCGCCCTCCTCTTCGGCGTGGGCTTCACCTGAGTCTCGCCGCACGGAACCGTGCGCTGAGGCTGGCCGTATCCTCTGAACGAGAGCGGCTCCTCGCGGTAGAGCGTCGAGTAGTCGAACCGCCTCGCCATCACATCATCCCCTCGTCTCGAAAGCTGATGTAGCTGCTCTCGGCCACGATGATGTGATCGAGCACCGTGAACCCCACCATCTTCGCCGCCTCCATCATCCTCATGGTGAGGTGGCGGTCCTGCGCGGACGGCTGGGGATCTCCGCTCGGGTGGTTGTGGATCAGGATCATGGAGCGAACCCCAGAGGCGAGAACGATCCTCATCACGTCCGCGGGGATGACCATGGTCTCATCGGTCGTCCCCTTGGTCACGGGGGCGTAGCTCACGATGTCGCCGCGGGGACTGATGCACAGGACCCAGAACTCCTCCTGCATCCGGTTGCAGATCATCAGCTCCTTGCAGACCCGGTAGACCTGATCGCTGCTCGTGATCGGACCTTCGACGCAGACATCGGTGGTGGTCGTGCAGAGCTCGACGCGGTCGATCCTGGTACACTTCGGCGGCATCCTACTCCGGGTCCCCCTGCGAGTGCTCGTAGAGGGAAGCCTGCTTGAGCACGGATCGGATGTAGGTCTCCAGGGCGCCCTCCGGGATGTCGTTGCCCTCGATGTTGTCCTTGATGATCTGCATCAGGAACAGCGCGAGCTCCGCGCCCGAGCTCACGATGGTCTCCCAGGGCACGTTCCCGATGCCGGCCATCGGGAACTTCTCCTCGAGGATCGCGGTGCACTGCTCGAGAGGCTCCGCGTCCGGGGCAAGGACACCTCCCGGATTCATCCCCTCGAGGTAGGCGATGGCCGCCTTGATGGCCTGGGGAATCGGCACACCTCCCATCTCGAGGTAGTCCTCGAGCGAGTCAAGCACCCCGATGGCCGTCGAGAGGTAGGGCGTGATGTCGCCCTCCTTCTGAATGCCCTTGTCCACCGCCGTGGTCACGGACCATGCCTGGATCAGCGAGTCCTGGGTGATGAGGCACGCGCAGAGGCTGATGCCCAGGTCGGCCTTCGCCTCGGGGTTTGTCGGGGCATCGGCCCAGACCTCCACCGCGATGTCGTCGTAGGCGTTGAGGCTCGCGTTGGCGGCAAGCAGTCCGGTGCGGGTGTCGTTGAGCCAGCTCCCGCAACCTCCGAGCATGAACGTCATCAGCGTCACGATGATCATGACGGCGATGGGGACCAACCAACGGCTCACGCGGATCTGGCGTGTCACCTTCGGATGGCTCTCCCTCATGTCACTCCCGTTCAGTGGGCTGTGCAGGTCGTGCATCGCTTCCTCCGTTGTTGCCTTTCTTGATCTCCCAGACCGTCTGCAGTTTCCCTCCCCCGTACCCGAGCAGGGCCGCGATGAGCCCGAAGGCATACTTGCTCATCTCCGCTGCCTGCTCGTTGTAGAACCCGAGCACGATCACGGTGCCCATGATGATCATTGCGATTGAGTACAGGATCGTCATCTGCCACGAGAGCTTGACCACGTCATCACCTCACCACCTGAACGGCCCCCGCCGATGGTTGAAATCCCTTCGCTTCTGCTTCTGCCCGTACCCCGATCTCGATGCCTCGCACGAGATGATGTAGTTGTCCGCAATGCCCATGGCCTTGCGCTGGCTCTTCGACTCCTCGATTGTCGCTCCACTCGGATCGAGTACCTTCCAGATGTCGCCCCGGAGCTCGACGCAGTAGACGCACTCGCTCACCACCCCGTCGGGGCAGAGCTTGCGCTTCCTGGTCCGCTTCCGAGCCATGGATCACTTGCTCGCTCCCCAGGCGGCCAGGCCGAGCAGTCCCAGGAGCCCGATCCCGGCCCCGACGCCCACGTAGAGGGGCCACCTGCTCTTCTCCTCCTCGGTGTCGGGGTAGGTGACCCCGTTGCCGGCCTCGGGACCGATCTCCGTCCCGCCCACGTACTCCCCGCTCGGGACGTCGCTGGCGGTGGCCTGCACCTCGGGGTTCGGCACATCGTACGGGTGCTCGGTCGCCGTGACCGTGGGCTGATCCCCGGCCGCGTCCTCGGGGAGCTCCTGCTGCGCCTCCTGGAGGATGGCCGTGGCCTGGTCGATGCCCTCCTCCATGGTCTCCATCGTCTCCGCGACGGCCTCCAGCATCTCCTGAGGCGTCGGCTCGGCGTCGGAGGTGCCCATGGACGTCTCGGTGGCCCCAGGGGCCTCCACGGACGCGCTGAGGCCCCTCTCGGGCCTGCTCGTGGGCCTCTTGGGGATGGCCGTGGCTCCCCTGGACCCCCAGTCGGGCCTGAAGGTCCCGTCCGGTCCCGCCTGGGGGGACTGAGGGGCACCGTGATTGATGACCGGATCGGTGCCGTATCCTCTCATCCCGGGCCACGATGGGGTCAGGATCTGGCTGTTGTGACCGTTCATGACTATTTTCACGGTGCTCCTCCTCTCAGCTCTCCACGATGGCCAGGACGATCCCGATGACCGAGAGGCCGGCCGCGCCAGCCCCGACGATCAGACCCCAGTTCGGACCCTTCTCCTCGGGAGGACCCCAATACTGGACCTCCGCAGGGCCGTAGGTCCCGTCCGGGTTCTCTGGGATGGTGTACCCGTGCGGGTACCACCCCTTCGAGACCAGCCTCTCCTCCATGGCCGCGATCCGCTCGGCCACGACGTCGTAGCTGTCGCTCACGGTCGGGTCCCGCTCGGTCCTCAGGACCCACGAGGGATCCAGTCCTGCGGGGCGCTCGTCCATCTGCCCGTAGGCCACTGCGTCGATGCTTGCTCCGTACCTCATCTCAGACCTCTACTTCTTCCAGGGACGCCAGATGACCAGGCCCACGAGACCCAGGGCCACCACGCCCGCGCCGATGCCGCCGTAGATCAGCCACTTCGGCGTCTCGACCTTGCGGTCCTCCTCGGTGGCGAGTCGCACGAAGCCCTGGATGCCCTCCGCGATCTCGAACTCGTTGATCCCGCCCTGCAGCATGTCCTCGTCGATGTCGCCCCAGAACAGGGCCTCGACGTAGTAGACGCCTTCCTGCTGGACGATGTCGATTCGCTCGACACCCATGACGTCGTGGTGCTCGAGTGCCTGCTGAACGGCGAGCTTGATCGCCTCTGCGGTCCCCCTGTCGAGAGCCACCGCACTCTGCAGGTAGAGCAGGACTCCCTTCTTCGGATCCGCGATGATGTGAGGCGGGAGCTCGGCCATCATCGCCGCGATCTCCTCCTCGGTGGGGGCGTTGGGGTCGAATGGGACCTCCCCGTTCTCCTGGCCGAGGCCGCAGCCGCTGCACGCTCCGTACCCGTCGTAGCTCATCATGTTCTGACGGCCGTAGCCCCTGTACAGCGACGGGATTCCAGCCTGCCTCATGTTCCTCTGGAACGCTGCCGTTCTCATGGTCATCTCCTCTTCTTGCTTCCCTTGTAGATGAGGTAGCCACCGCCCAGGACGGCGAGGGCTCCCAGTCCGATGCCAGCGTAGGCGTACCACGGCCAGCCCTTCTTCTCGGTCGTGTTGCTCGGGGTGCGAAGGATCTCCGCGGGCTCCTGGGTCACCTCTCCCGAACGGATTGCCCCAACGGGCGGCCTCCAGTACTCCACGTAGACCCCCCAGAGGCCCGTCGTGGGATCCTGGACCGGCTCGATGCCCTGCACCACGTACCCACGCTCGTCCGACAGGTTCTGGATCTCCACCGCGAAGTCGACCGCGTCACTCACGTCCTCGTGGACATAGGGAGTGGTCAGCGTCTCGAGCTCGTAGCCCTCCGGGATTCCAGGAGGAGCTCCGTAGGCTGTCATCAGGTTGCTTCTCATGTTCCTCTCCTATCGGTACAGGACGATCCTGACCTGGTCGTACTGTGCTCCAGCGTCGATAAGGGTCTTGCTGTAACCGTGAAAACTCTCGTTCATCCCGTTGAGGTTGGACGCGATCATCATCTCGTGCGCGTTGACCAGTCTCCCCATCTTGTCAGTGATTTTCTGCTTCATCGCCTCGATGTAGTTCAACTGCTTTGCGGGCATCGAGGTCCCATAGGCCACAATCGTGTCCTCGTAGGTCTGGATCGCCAGCGCCTGCTTCTCTCTCCAGACGTCGTTGACTCTCTCCAGAAGACCATGATCGGCCACCCCCATCGACTGCGGGATGTACTTGAGCTCGTCCCAGATGTCCATTCCACCCACGGTGCCCATCAGTGAGCTCTTGTAGTCCTGGATGGTTTCGTAGAACGAGTTGGCGAACTGGTACAGGGAAGACTCCCTTCCGAGATGCTCCAAGAACCCGGCCCGTATTTTCTCGTTGGCATTGATGCAGAAATCCCGTCCGTACTCGAGGAACAGTCGCAACCCCATTTTCTTGGCCAGGCCCAGTCCGATGTTTTTCAGATCGCTGAGAGATCCTCCCGTCGCAAGGACCTGCAGGGCATCCACGCCAGTCATCGCTGCGGTGAAAACCATCTCACCGATGGTACTCGTTGCCGCCTGCGCCCCGACGTATGCGCTGACAATCTTGACGAGGATGCCAATGGTGCGCTCGGCCCAGTGAGAGATCACCTCCCAGGGGCTCCTGTAGTTCTTCAGGGCAAGGCCGAACCCATCCTGCGCTCCACCGCCGCGATCCCCGATGCACAGTCCGTAGTTGTAGGTGAGCCCGATCTTGGCGAACAGATCGTTCGCAAACACTCCCACATCCCCCTGCTGAATGAGATCGTTGGCAAGGATTGCACCGTCGAGAAATGCCGGGGCCTGCTTCCCCTTCTTCCGCTGAAACCCCTCATGTCCCTCGACTCCATACCCAACGTTTCCGTTGCTGTGGACTCCGATGCGAATGAGCAGTTGGCCTTCCCTGGGGATGTTGCTGAAGAGCAGCGAGCGGTCGCCATCCCAGTAAACATTCGCGTAGATGTCGTCGGCATCGTAGTCGAAATGAGACGTCGTGCTTGGAACCTCCAGATCGCGAATGGTCACCTTTGCATCCCCGGGAAGCGACTCGATGCCGTTGACGATCTCACCGGCCGGAAGGACGCGGAAGGCTGATCCGCCGGCGACTGCCTGAACAGAATCGGTATCCGGTACCAGAACCTCGACCTCCTCACTGATCTCTATCTCCGAAGTGCCCCGACTCGAGTCCTGCTGCATTTCGTACTGCTCGATGACGAGCACGGCCTCTTCCTGCGACTTCTTCCCGTTCACGGCGAGGAGGCTGCCTCCGCCGACACCACCGACGGACGCGGCTCCAGCGGCCACCGTTCCGGCTGTTCCGAGACTCTTTCTCATCATGGCGGTCGCGACACCACCAAGGGCCCCGAGGACGCCGAGGCCGATGCCTCCGTAGTACTTCAGTTTTCCAGCCTTCAGATCTGCCAGGGCCTGCTGATAGAGGTCCTCGGGGATCGGGAACAGCGGCATCGCCTTCCCAGTCGCCGCGCTCCATGTCGGTGCGCGGAGAGTCACGTCCCCCGTGGCCGTGGACACCGCGGTGACGGTGCCGACCTCAGTGGACTCCCAGGTCGGCGCGTCGGTCGGATCCTCGGCCGGGACGTGGGTTGCTCCGCCTGGACGCAACGTGGCCGTCCTCTGCCCGTAGCCGAGCCACTGCGAGCTCCTCCTCAGCTCCTCTGCAGCGACCCTTCCACGGATCCCCGGGGACGGGGCCTGCCCCCCGATGGGGCGTGCGTAGACGGTTCCCTTCTTTCCGTCCATGGTGGTGACGAGCTCCGCGACCTTGTGACCGGCCGCGGTCCAGACTGTGCGACCATCCGTGGTCTGCGACACCATGGAGAGCCCGACGAGGGCGAGGGACGCCTGGATGTCCGAGAGCCATCCCATGAACAACTCGGGGTTGTCCGTGGTCTCGTGCGTGTGCCGCCACTCGATGGTCTCCGGGTAGGGACCTCTCTCGACGGGAACCCCTGGGGGGATGATGCCGAATGGACCAGTCCGCTTGGACATCGTTCACCTCTTGCGATGAGTGAAGGCCATGCTCAGGGCCCACACCATGATACCCACGGCCCCTGTTCCCACGAACCCCATGATGATGGAGTGATTGGTCTCCTGGGCCTGGGCGGCGAGGGCTGCGTTGATCTCGGCCTGCGATGCGGCGACCATGGCCGCCTCGGTCGCACGAGCGAGGCGCTCCTCGTAGAGCTGTTGGCGCTCCAGTGCGACATCAGGGATCTCGTCCTGCACATCCCCGTACCCGCCGTAGGCAACGAGCTCCATCGGCTACCTCGTGGGGCTGAAGTGGCGCTTCGCCGTCAACCTCACGGAGAGGGTGTCCCCGGGGTTGGCGGGCGCGTCGTTGTGGAGCTCGAACTCGATCGCGATCGGCTTGCCGTTCGGGTCCACAACCCAGGCGAAGTTCTCGACGTGCCATCCGCTCGTCGTCTGGTTCGTGAGCTGCGTCACGATCCCGGTGAGCTCGTAGACTCCCGGGTTCGGCTCGGCCAGAGGCGGCGGGTGGACCTTCGCGGCGATGGACATGATCCCGGGGTTCGTGATCCTGACCTCCGAGAATCCGCCGGCGGCGATGTCCTGGATCTCCGCAATCGAAACGTTCGCACCGATGTCTGTCATGATTTCTGCGGCCATGGTGTTCTCCTTCTACTTCCGAGAGATGAGTTTCAGATTGCCGGCCCCTGTCACCTTGGCCCATCCTTCACACTTTCCCTCGATCCTGACCTTGAACCTCGCATCCCCTCCCCTGCTGAAGTGTGCGTTCTTGACAGCCAAGACCTCAGCCTCCCCTATGTACCCCTTCGGTCCATAAAGCGAACGCTTCTTCTTTTGTCGCCCACTCTTCGTGATGAGCTTCGGGGGAGGGCTCGCCTTGGTGTGAATCCTCTGGTTCGGCTGCACCTGATTCTTGTTGACGCTCACCCGAGGGCGAGGAGTCCTGTTGGGGTTCAAAAGGGCCAGGGTTGCATTGGCCCTCCGATTGCTCTTCCTCACCAGCGGATGCTTCGTCCGCGCAGCCTTGTGTCGAGGCCCGCGATATGCCTTCGCCCTGGTGTCCACCTTCGCTGCGAGCTTCTGCCTGACGTTACTGACCAGATCCCTCACGTCTCACCTCTCCTGTGTGGGTCTTTTGACCCGTTGCGCCCGTGCGTACCGCCACGTACATTCCCACGGCGGTCATTCCAAGGGCCGCGATCCCGACGAGCATGGGACCGCTGACCTTGCCCCTCTGACTGGTCTGCGTAACCTCGTTGGCGTAGTAGAGAACGAGTTCCTCTGGCTCCCCGTTCATCAGCGAGAGCTGCACCGCACCCTGGAGCTCTCCTGCATCGAGGTACATGAGGGCCCATGCCTCGATGACCGTGGCGGGCATCATGACGTAGGTCGGCATGAACATCCCGGACGCACCGCCGACGAGGGCATGGACCTGCTGCCAGATGGGGACACCGGCGACGTTCGCCGCGTCTACCAGGCGCGATGTTTCATTGATGAGGAACTTGTACTCGCTGATGTAGTTGTTGAAGGCAGCGTAGAGGATCCCGGCGAGGGGACCTCCTTCACCGAGCATCGCCTCGATCTCGGTGAGGTGCGCCTCGATCTTCTCTCCCCAGGTGGTCATCATGAACTGGACCATCCGGCCATCCACGGCCACCATCGGCACCTTGTCCGTCCAGGGCAGCAGCGGCATCTCCATGGATGCGAGCTCCGAGGCCGCCCGGTCGGTCATGATGGAGCCGGTGAGGATGTAGGTCGGGGGAGGACCTCTGAAGTAGGACGGGATCTCGAGCTCCTCCGCCTCCACCGGCCCCGTCATGGCGATGATCGTGTCGATGAACGAATCCGGGAGAGGAGGCGCCCCTTCAGCACCAACCCAGATCGAGAACCCGTAGGTCGCTCTCTCCGCTTTCTGGTTCCACTTCACAGATCACCTGATGCTGTAGAGAGATCGTCCGGTTCCCGTCGAGAGCTTCTTGACCCACCGCCCGAGGGTTCCCTCGGCCCAGGAGACGAGGAGCACCAGGCCAACGCCAGCCGCTCCGATCCCGATGACCCAGGGCCAGGGGAATCCATCCTTCTTCGCGGATGCTTCGGCAGCGAACTTCCGGCTCAGGTAGGCCATCTTGGCCTCCGCGTCCGGGAGCAGCGCGAGCTCGTGCTCCTGCTGGCCGATGTCGAGGTACTTGGTCCAGACGATGGCGCCGGCGATGGCCACCGCGACGATGGCCACGGGGATGGCGATGGCGAGCACGAGGTAGATCACCGGCGAGGAAACGGCCACGGCCGCGGCGCCGGCCGTCCTCGAGCTCTCCTCAGGGAACCACTCGCCCATGTTCGCCTCGGGGATCCCTCGGTCGAAGGCAGCGTTGCTGAGGTTCACGAGCTGCTGGGCCTGGTTCATGAGCTCCTGCTTCTGCTGCTCGAGGTAGCCGCGGATGGTCTCGCCGGTGGGGCCACCCACATCGGCCGTGGCCACGAACTGCCGGTCCAGGCTGTCGGCAGATCTCTTGAGCATCGTCCACAGGGCCATCTGGGCCCGCGCCGAGAGCAGAACCTTCTGGCCAGGGTCGATGCTGTCGAGGATCTCCCCCATGGCGATGACTCCCGCCTCGCCCTCGGGGACGTCGATGGGCATCACCCCGGTCATCCACGAGGGCAGAGTCTCGAGGATCCAGGTCTGGGTGTCATCCCAGATCCCAGCGTAGGAGCCGTAGCCGGACCCACCGTAGGCTGTGGTGAGGTTGATCATGCGACCTCCTGGTGGACAACCAGGAGGATCAGGCGTGATGTTTCGACTGTCGTCCCGGTCGTCCGATGCGCCAGCCCCAGTGGACTAGCCGCTGTTCGACCTATGTTTTCACCCCGTCAGAAGCTCTCGCTTCCACGGGGAAGCGATCACTTCTCGGTGGAGAAGGCCTTCCCGTACTCCACGAAGCAGGTGAACGTGGCGCCCTGCGCGGCGAGGAATGCGTACAGCACGATGTTCCATCCGCCGGCACCGTCGTCCTCGACCTCCCAGAGGTGATCGATGGGAGGACCGACCACGGGAATCTGACCGGCCCTGAGGTCGATCTGCGGGCCCAGGAGATCCTGCTCGTCCTTCGGGTTCGGCACCTGGGTGCGGACGTAGTCGAGGCGCTCCTCGGGATCCCCGGCGAGGTCGTAGGGGATCGTGACCTTCTGGTATCCCGGACCCGGCACGTCGGGATCGGTGACGTTGACCCAGACTCCGCGCTTGTAGGCTCCACCGTACTGGGTCTTGACGACTGTTGCTGATGCGGCCATGTCTCTTCTCCTCTTGGTTCAGCCCTGTGCGGGCGTCTATCCTCTTGTCTTGCGGACCTCGAGACGGAACTCTCCGGTGTCGGGTCCACCCCCCGTGTGGTTGGTGAAGTTGAAGGTGATGAATCCCGTGTCGTTGGCCTGGGACGCCACCTCGAGCTGGTAGTCCTGCGCGAAGTCGTTCAATGGCGTGATCACGGTCTGCAGCTCCGGGAAATCCAGCGACTGCCGGATGGGAAAGCGAATGGGTGCCTCGACGGTGATCATGTCTCCCGTGTCGACCTCGAACTCCCCGACGGCCCTTGATACCTCGACCTGGTTCAGCATGATGTCTGCCATGGATCTTCTCCTACGTGACCGTGAGGTAGTTCGTCTTCACGATCGAGATGTCACCCTGCTCGTCGGTGCTTCCTGTCAGGGTCACGGTGTATGTGCCAGGCACGGAGTACAGGTTCTGCGCGATCGGGTATTCGGTGACCTGGTTGGGCCCCGATCCGAACGTCCATCTCCATGTGCGCCCCCGAAGGCCTTCCTCTGTCAGCCAGTTCGGGTTCGCCGGAACGAAGTGGACCTCGGTTCCCGCGGGCACGGACACCCCCTCGAGGGAGATGATGTCCAGGATCTTGTTGCCCGTGATGTCGGCAGCCTCCCCGACGACGGGGTTGATGATGCCCTGGCGAATGCCAGTCACCAGGGCGAACGTCTTCATGGACGTGAGATCCAAGGGGAACCACACGTTTCTCACCCTCGTGTAGAGGCTGCTGCTCTCGATGGGGTATGTCGCGGGAGCTCCCTCGACGCGGATCGGGGGATCAACGATCGAGGAGTCGAGAACGGTGCCATCGAGAAGGATCGCCTCGTTCGGGCCAGGCGAGGGGAACACCACGCCGAGGGCCTCGAGGACGATCCTGAGTGCCTGCAGATCGATGAGCTCGCAGGAGTCCGGGATGCGACCGTGGTAGTGTGGCACGTCGAAGTCGATGCCGTAGGTCGCAATCACGATCTGGATCTCCGTGAGTCCCGGGTAGAGGTCCTTCAGGATCTTCTTGATTCTCTTGTCCAGTGGTTCCGTCATGTTCTACCTCACTGCCCCACGGGCAGTCATTCACCCGTTCAGGTGTACTCCTCGTCGCCCTCGTCCACGTAGTCCTCGTCGGTGCCATAGGTGAACTCACCCTGGCCAGAGAACTCGGCCTCCGTGATCTCTGGACCGGCCGAGTCATCCTCCTGCTCGCCACCCGAGTACCCGTTCATCCCACTGCGCTTCTTGCGCTTCTTGCGCTTCTTGTACTGGGTCCAGTACCAGACGCCTCCACCGGCCGCGATGGCACCGGCGACGCCGAGCAGGATCCAGAGCCACAGCAGCGTTCCTTTCTTCTCCTGCGGGGGCGAGTAGAGATCGGGAGGGACACCGTTGTCGGCCTGCTCCATGCCGACGCAGGTGGACTCGTTGATCCCGGTCGCCGCCTCGAGGGCCGCGTTGGCCGTGGTGTGGTAGTCCATCCTCGAGCGGTCCTGCTGGCTGCGCCACTGATTCCAGGCCGTGATCGCGGTCTGCAGGGTCATCGCGTCGAACTCGGAGATGCTCAGGGCCGCGAGCAGATCGCCGGAGGACGTCGCCGGCAACCCGGCGTTCGACATGGCCGCATTCCACCCCTCCTGGGTGTCGGGCCCCCAACGTCCGTCGAGCCCGTCCCCGCATGGGCCCCAGGATCCGATGCTGTAGCCGTGAGAAATCAGGGCCATTTGCACCCGGGCGATGATGCCCATTGCCTGCTCGAGAGTCATCGTCTCCTCCTGTGCGGCCGGATCCTCGGCCGAGGCCTCTGGCGCCGTCTCCGAGGAGGGGGATCGTCAGGACACGAGTCACACCCCTCATCCACATCCTTCGCCGCCGACATCCCGGTGGCCACCGCCCTACCGATGCTCGCCAGGAGCCCCAGAACGGCTCCTCCCTTTGTCTTGACGACCACTGTCATCTTCTACCCCTCCTGCTGCCTGATGAACTCTGCGAGCTCGCTGACGCTTTTGCTGCGCTTCTTTCCCTGCTGCTGCGCCCTGGCTCTCGAGCTCAGCACCTCGCCGGCCGCGTGGGCCGCCACGGTTGCCCCTGAGAGGCCGAGGAGTATCCATGCCGGATCGATGAAGAACCTCTTCCTGGGTGCGGACTGCTGGGGAACGGATCCGAGACGGAGATCCACGTAGAGGTCGAACGCCGCCGCCATCCTCAAGGAGACCTTCACGGTGTTCTCGATCGGGATGCCCCAGATCTCCCCCTGCACCACCTCCTCGAGGACGGCTCCGTGGCCATGGGATTCCAACTGGTACAGCAGCCTCTTGATGTCGGCTCCCTCGGGATCGACCGACTGGCTGGTGGCCACCGTCGTCGTTCCGCGCTCGAGCAGGGGGGTGTCCGCAGCGAACGTCCTCACCCACTCCGGGAACAACTCCCCCACCTGCTGCAGGATTGCCGAGGGAGGTGGGGCGTTGACGGCGTAGCTCATCAGATCCGGCACCTCTGGAACCGTTTCGTAGATCTGCGAGACGAACTGCTCGGGCACACCCTTCTCCTGCATGAAGGCGCAGCACACCCTCAGGGCGTAAACCCAGTGCTCGCGTAGATTGGCGTACCCGTTGAGGTCAGCCGCGAGCAGTTCTCTCTGAGCCAGGGCGTGGAGCTGTGGGAGGGTCCTTCTCAGAGTCCCCTCCACCACCGAGAGCTCCCTCAATGCCTGACCCATCGTCTGTGAACTGTCCTTCATCTTGCTTGTCCGTCACCGTCACGAAGAGAACGGATCCAAAGGGCCCCACCGTCACGGCGTACAGCAATTCCCCAGGACCCAGATCGTAGTCGAGCCCCTTCCACCTGTTCACGAGCCTGCCAGTGCCTGCCGTCACATCTGGTGTTTCCGAAATGAAGATCGGGGGCGCAAGCGTTCCGATGTTCAGGTGGACGCGGCGCTTCCGGTTGGCCATGACGAGGACCTGGGTCGCCGTGTTGAAGACCTGGACCCTCTTGTACTGCGTATCGGTATGCCGCTCGCCCATGTCCCTACTCCGAGATCGTGGTTCCGACCAGGGCGATGAGAGCGTCGGTCGGGTTGTTCGGGGTGTACGGGAAGACCTCCATGCCGAAGACATCGTTCTGCTCCAGTACGAGATCCTTGCTCGGCTTGTAGAAGCAAGCCGCCCGCGGGCCACGGATGTTGCTCATGACGATCAGGGGAATGAACGATCCGCCTGCGCCACCGCCACCGGGCCCACTCCACTTCACGCCGTAGCTCGGCTTGATCTGCATTCCGATGAGCCTCGGATCGAACCCGAATGGCACGCCTTCCTCGTCGGGATTTCCCGGCTTGCGGGCCCAGGTGATGCAACGGATCCAGACATCTTCGCGACCGGACACGTAGGAGTCCCGACCCCCGTAGGCCTGCTGCACCCCGTTGACCGTTCCCGGAGGAACGTTGCAGTCGAACCTCAGGGAGTACTCCCGACCGCTCTCGCTTCCCACGCCCTGCATCGTCACGATGAGACCCGTCGCCATTCCTGCGAATCGGTTCTGGATCTCGATGCCGATGGCGTGGCCGCGAACGGCGAGGAAGGGCTCATCGAGCCACCACTCGCCGTAGTCGTCCGAGTCCGAAACCCGAGCGAGGTTGTTGTAGGTGGACGGAAGCACTGGCTCCTCCACCCAAAACTCACGCTCGTGCAAGAACGGGCGGATGACGATGTCGCCGCTGTTGCCATTCTCGCTGTCCACGAACATGTAGTCGACCTTCATGGCCTCGGGGGCCGAGAAGAAGGAAGGCTCCGTTCGCTGCAGCAAGCCGGGGGCACCGGCGGGAACCGCAGCGGGGCTCGCCGGTACGGCCAGGCGCTGAAACATGATGGTTGGTCGTCCCACTGTGTCCTCCTGTCACCACGCACACACGACCTATGGTCGCGAGGCGTTGGTCAGGTTCATCAGTGGCACTGGCCACCCGCCAGGGCGGCGGGTGACCAGGCCACATCGAGATCGCGGTCAGGCCGTGGCTACGCCACCGGGCGCCGACGGATGCCGTCGAGCCAGCACCGGATGTCGTAGCCGACCTCCACGCGGGACTCGGGATCCCCGGGGGTCTCCTCCTGGAACGTGTTCAGGAGGGTTCCCGAATCGGGGAAGAACCGGAGCAGCGCGTAGAACGGCTCCTCGGACATCAGGTGGATGGGCAGCGCGAGCGGGCGCTGTGCACCGGCCACCGGGAACCCGTTGTTGACGAGCTCCGCGTTGTTGATGTTGGTCTCCGCCCAGAGGCCGCCACCGAAGGGGTAGCGGGTGATGACGCCCTCGGTGTAGACCTTGCGCGTCACGTAGAACTGGAACAGGGACCGCTCCGCGAGGATCTGCATGTCGTGGAGCAGCAGGTTGTCCGGCTGCTCCTGCTCCTCGGGATCCTGCAGGCCGGGACGCTGGGGCAGCTCGAGGGTGACGGAGTAGACCATCATCTCCTCGGCGTAGCCCAGGCCCTGGTTGGCCGAGCTCAGGTTCGTGTCCAGCTCGTTGGCCCTCCGGTTCGTGCCCGGAATGGTCTGGCCGGTGGTGTAGTTGAATGCCCAGACACCCTCGCTCGGCATCCCCGCCATGATCCCCGCGAACGTGGACCACAGAGGGTAATGACCGAAGTCGGTGATGTCGAAAATCTGACCCGTCGCTAGACGGACACTGTCGACTGATGCCATGACTTGTCTCCTTCTCAGTGCACGGTTAAACCGTGGCTCGTTGCGTTGTCGTCAGACGGGCTAGAAGCCCATCCCGGTGCCGGTCCCGAAGGCGGCCATGTTGGCCTGCGCCGTGACGGCCTCGGGCATGAACCCGCCGGGGGTGCGTCCTGCCTGCTGGCCACCGGTCTCCTGGGCGTAGACGAGGCCGAAGCCGTTGCCCTGGCCCGAGCCGAGACCCTTGCGACCGAGACCGGACATCACGTTGACCCGCGCCGTCCGATCCCTGGCCGGGATCGAGGTGACCGCTCCGTAGCGGCGACCGTACTGCGCGAGGTGACGCTTCTCCTCGGGCACGACCATGTTGGCGAACTGGGCCGTGAGCCCCGCCATGGCCGCGGTGATGCCACCGGCGACGGCCGCGCCCCATCCCTGGAACGGACCCAGGATGCAGGATGCCACGACGCCGATGCCGCCGCCGATGAGGCCGGCGTACTTCCAGAACGGATTCAGCTTGGGCTTCCCGTCCTCGATGATGGCGTTGCCCGACTCGTCCTTCTTCTCCGGGGGCACGAACGCCCGCATGAGAAGGGTCGAACCCAGAGCACCGGTGCCGCCGACGAGGGCCGGGAGCATGATGCCGAGGGAGACCTTGACCTTGCCGTAGCCGCTGTAGATGCGAAGGGGGTTG